ACATGCTGGTCCTCGGCGCCTGTCACAGCGTATGGCGTAGGCATCAGCCCTGACCCCAGTGCCGTGCCTGGAAGCCACTGGTACTGCGATGGCCCTTGACGTACCGTGGCCCACTCACGCCAGGGTGGCCGCCCGTGTCGAAGCGGTAGCCATTGGCGAAGTGGATGAACACATGCCCTGCGTGGTACCACACCGTATGTTCCTCGCCCTCTCCGCCGCGGCCCCAGTTGCTGAACATCCCCGACGTGCGTGTCGTGGATAGGTCGTCCCACATGCCAGCCTTGTAGAGCGCCAGGCTGGTGGAGCTACTACAGTCCAGCGGCCCGTGCACACTCATGCCACTGATGGCAGGCCCATGCCCACCGCCGTACACGTACGAGCGATCGAACGTCTTACAGATACTAATCAGCTTCTCGGTCTTGCTGCCGCTGTCCGGGTCAGTGTGGTCGCTGCCACCACCCGTGCTGGCCCGCGTGACCTTCTCACTAGCAGGTTCCATCTTGGCCCTGCCAGGCTGCTTCAGGTTCACTTCCGCCACAGGCTTGAACCAATCACGGTGGATGGACCCCACGAGCCAGCGACCGTCGGGGAAGCCCCAGCCATCCAACTCCACCACACTACCGGGCGGGGCACCCCAACGGTCCAGCGTTACAGATAGGCTGCACTCACTGATGGGCCTGCCCCAGTCTACGTCGTACGACAGGTCTAAGATAGTGTTGTCGTCCGGCCGGAAGGTGTAGCGGATGCGCCGGTTGTACAGCTGCTCTTCGCTCATGAAATACACGGCCTGGCCAACGATGAAGAAACGCCAGCCCACTTCCTCAGCCAGCCGCGTGATGCTGGCGTACGCGCTCTCTCCGCTCTTGCGGCTGTACTGGTAACTCTTGATGTAGCTGCCACCGCCACTGCTACCACCCTCAGGGCTACCACCCGCACCAGCCCAATGACGCAGCAGTTCCTTAGCGGCACGCTCGGTCTTGTCGTAACGCTCGGGGAACCCACTGCCCTGGATTGTCTGTGCGATCTTACCTGCCGACCAGTCGGGGTGCGCCTTGGCTAGATCCACTGCACCCTTGCCACCTTCAGCGCCAGTCCACGAGGGTCCTTTGAGAAAGCGGCCCACGCACCACTCGATGTCCGTGGCCTTGGCGCCGTGCATGTTGCGCCGCACCTGTAAGATGCCCTGGCTGTCCCTGTCGCCACTAGCTGCGTTAGACCACTGGTTCTCTATGTTGCACGCTTCCACCAGCGCCAGCCGCGGCTTGGGCTTGTCAGTAATCTCGTCAGCAGCGTTCAGGACAATGACAGCGTTGCGCCGCTTGTCACCTGTGATGGGATAGAATGATCCATTGGCGTCTTGCCCGCGCAGCCTGGAGTTCGGGCTGAAGCCGCCGTCCCCACCACTGCCGCCGCTGGTGGCCTTGGTGCTGGTGCTGCCGGTGCTGTCCGGCCTGTCGATGGGCTGCTTCACCATCAACTCAGGACAGATGAACGGTGGCCGCATGCTCTTTACTTCGCGCAGCTGGCTGAGTACGAACTGGGCACGCGTGACTTTCTTACGGCTGGCCTTCCTGGCCCCGTACTTTCGCTTCAGCAGGTACACGATCTCATCTTCGAATGTGAGCGTGGCCTTCTGGTCCAGGTGGCTGTACGACACCTTGACCAGCCGGAAGCTGGCTCCGTCCAGGTGCACCTCTGCTGCGCGGCCCCGCCTGTACGGTGGGCTGATGGGGTCCCACGCCTCATCGATGTCCACAGGCTTCAGCCGCTCCTTCTTGATGGCCCTGCGCTGTGCAGGTGTTAGCCGACTAGTGGTGTAGCGGCCGGTGCGCCCACTTGAGAACAGTGTGCGGCGTGGGTCAGATACCACGATGGTAAGCACACTGGGGCCGTCCATGTTGCGCTCCAACACCACAGATTCGGCAGCATTCAAGATGTCCAGCCCACGCACCGCTGGGTCCAGCCAGCGCAGGTCAATGTGGTCCAGGCTCAGCCGTGGCGCCAAGCCCACCTTCTCCCAGCGCTCCCACTGCTTCCGCCTGCGCCACGTGCTGGCACGCCAGCGGTACTCGTCGTCCTTGCGGGCCTTCCTCTTAGGGCTGGTCTTAGGCATCAGTGGTGACCCTTGCGGTGCGGCTTGGCCTTGCGGTGCTTCTTCGGGTGGTCAAGTATGGTCACGTTGATCTTAGCGCCCACATGGAACGGCGTGCCCTTGTGTGGCTGCTGGTTGGCCCGCTTGATCACACCCTTGCGGTTCACCTCGCGGATGTCTTTCCAGTCACCCCTGCGATGCTTGGCGATCTTGGCCGGTGTGTCACCCTTCTTCACTGTGTACACCACCGTGCGCGGCCTGGCCCTGCCCAGCGCACCGCGGCGCAGGCTATCGTACTCGGGCGGCTGGTACTCCAGAAAGGTGATGGTCGCCAGCTGGCGGATGCGGTGCATATCCACTTTGCGCCGGATGACATCGCCCCAGTCGATGTTCTGTATTACCCACCTGTCAGCAGGCAGGCCGGGCACCCCATCGATATACACGATGCCAGGCACGTGGTCAGCTGTGCCACGAGCGCAGTCCACAAGCGTGCGGATATTGTGTTCAATGGCATCTTCCTCTGACAGGTCCCTGCTGCCCATCAGTATGTTCAGTGTCAGTTCCGCTGGCGGCACACCCGTCCACACTGTCATGCCGATGGCCCGTGGGCGCTGGGTGGTCTCCCACCCACCAAACCCAGCAGACAGCACAGGTGGATCTGGCCCCATGCGACAGTTCAGGTTCAGCGGTGGGTTCAGGCAGTGCAGGTTCACCCAGCCCGGCCCCGTGTCCTGCTCACGGTACCGCTGCCGCGTGGCCCCGCCGTACCCGCGCAGTGACACAGGCATCTACACTGCCCTCCCCTTGCGTGCCGCTTGGTCTGTGCTGTACTGCCCCACGGCCAGCGCGATCTGTCGTCTGTCAAGGAACACCGGCACCTCGATGGTGAACGCGCCGCCACCCTGCGCCAGCGGCTGCACCACAGCCGCCTGCGGCAGGCTCACTAGCTCGGGGCCGCGCTCCCCCACCAGCGCCGTGCCGCCACGCATGATGGTGCCGCCTTCAGCCAGCGCCGGGATGGTGAAGCCCACGCTCTTACCCAACACCTTGAACTCCACCCTGTCACCGAACGGGGTGTTGGCGTTCAACCAGTCTGCCAGCCCGCGGCCCAAGCCCGCAACGAAGTCACCGGCATGGAAGATGCCACTGATGAAGGTCTTGATCTTACCGAACCAGGACTTGACGGAGTTGTACACCGACTTGGCGCCTTCCTTGATCCTGTCCCAGTGTTTGATGACCATGCCCACGGCCAGGCCGATGGGGCCAGCGATGATGCCCAGCAGCAGCGGCCAGTTCTTCTTCACCCAGTTGAACGCATCCATGGCAGCCCGCTTCACCCACCGGAAGGCGGCATCTACGATCGTACGGAATGTCTCGCTCTTCTTGTACGCCAGGATCAGCCCCGCCACCAGCAGCATGATGCCCGTCACAACCAGCATGATGGGGTTGGCACGCATGGCAATATTCAACAGCCACTGCGCCGCGGCCCATGCCTTGGTGGCTGCTGAGCTAGCCAGCGTCGCGATCTTGCTGGCAATGGTCGCGGCCGTGTAGCGGATGGTTCCGATGAGACCCATCTGCTGTGTGGCGTTCTGCTGTGTCATGGCGATGGCCTGCGCCTCGGTGGCACCGGCCGCGGCTGTGTCGGCCCCGGTCTGGAGCATGCGCGCGGTGCGGTACGCGAGCACCTGCGTGACCAGCTGCGCCATGGTGGTGGTCATGCGCACACTCTCGATGGCCAGCGTGCCGAATGTGCTTAGCAGCCCACCCATCATCTTGTTCGCCAGCATGCCAGCAGCCGTCAGTGCCAGCAGGCCACCCACAGCCTGCGGCGCACCTGGCAGGCCCATCAGCTTATTGAACAACCCGACGATAGTGAACAGCACCGCTGCGAACGGCTGGGCAACTGATGACAGCGTGCCGAAGAACGTGGCCCAGTCGAAGCCCCTGACGTTCTTGCGCATGGTGCCAAGGAAGTCTGCCGCTGTCTTGAGGACAGCAGCCAGGTCCGCACCCTTGCCAGCCGCACCCGTAAGGGTCTCGATCATGGCTTTCAACCCACCCTGCTTCCCTGCCTTCACCAACTGGTTGGTGATCTTGATCAACCACGGGAACACCTTGGCCTGCAACCACTTGAACAGCGGCTGCACTGCTGTACCAAGGATCATGTTCAGGTTGTCTTTGATGGTAGACAGCATGCCCGTGAACGTCTTGGACTGAGCAGACATACTGCCCTTGTACCGCTTCTCCATACCCGTCAGGATGGCGGCCACAGCCTTGTCCGCGCCCAGTGCACCCTTCTGCATCTTGTCCGTCAGCTGTGCACCAGTTAGGCCCAGTTCCTTCTGCAGGATCTTGAACGCCGGGATGTTGCGCTCGGCGATCTGCTGTAGCTCCTCCGCGCTCGCCTTCCCCTTGTTCTGCATCTGGGTGAGCGCGGTGACCACGCCCATCACATCCTCAGGCGCACCACCCACAGCCGCCACAGCGTCACCCACACTGCGCATGGATGGGATGACAGACTTGGCACTGTTGCCCACACCCACCCAGCGCTGTGCGGCACTCACCAGCTGCGCCTGCTCGAACGGCGTCTCGGCCGCGAATTTCTGCAACCGGCCCATCATCTTCTCAGCTTCATCCTGGCTGCCCAGCAGGCCCTTGAATGACACAGTGGCCTGTTCCATCCCTGCGTTGTACTTCAGGCCCATCACGGTGGCAGCCGTACCAGCCGCAGCCAAGCCCACGGCTGCCGTCTTGGCCGCTGACTTGATACGCGGACCCCAGGTGCCACCCTTCTTCGACATCTCTTCGCCCTGCACGGCCGTCTGGTCAGCCGCGTCTCCGATGCCTTTGACATCCTTGCTGGCCTGCTGTGCGTCACGGCTGAACTGACGCTGGCCTTCCAGGCGCAGGCGGGCGATGATGGTGTCAGCCATTACTTCTTCTTCTTATTGGCGTCGGCCACCAGCTTGTGCACCCGCTCGCAAACCTCGAGAAGCAGCATGCGCTCATCCTCATCCGCATGTAGTACATGGTGTGGGTCGATGCCAGCGAGTGCACACATAGCCAGTCGGTTCACCCAGCCGCGACCTAGTCTTCCCCCACCGATTGTTCGGGCTCCTCGGTGGGGTCCTGCATCCAGCTTGCCAGTTCGTCACCGTGCGTGGCGATCATGGCGCCGTTGTGCCCGAACAGCGTTTCGATCACCTCATGGCTTGTCATGCGCACACCCTCCGGCCGAGGCAGGTCCAGCAGCACAGCCAGCCGGTGCTCCAGCTTGACAGGGCCGTCTACGTCTGCCAGCACTTCCTCCTCGCCATCGAAGCGGCCCACCACAGCCACACAGGCGCGGGCCATCATGTCCATGGTGGCTGCGGTGGCGCTGATGTCCTTGATGTTCACACCCTGGCGGGCAGCCACGAACTTGTCCATCTGCGCCGGGGCCAGCGGCTTATACCGGATGTACAGGCTCTTGAACTCCCCACCCACCAGGAGAGTGGTGGTCTTGCTGCGCTGCTGGGCCTGTGCCTGCGCGCGCAGCCTGGCCACGATGCTACCGGGCATCGGCTCCTGCACGACGGGCACAGGCTCTCCCATACCGTCCAGCGTCTCTTGTGGCCCGTGCAGTGTTACGCGTTCAGCCATCAGCTCACCGTGTCGATCGTGAACTCCATTTCCACGCGGGCCTCGTCCGACCCCGTGCTGTCCGGCTCCGGTGGCGTCACAGCCTTGAGCGTACCGCTGTACGTGAGCACCTTGCCCTGTGGGTTCTTGTAGATGTCCATGGCCTGTTGGCCGATGGTGCCACGGGCGCTGCCCGCCTTGGCCATCCATGTGCTCATCTTGGGCCAGTCCCGCGCCCAGTCGCAGTACCGGCTGATGGTGACGTTGCCCAGCGTCTTGCGGCCACCCATGCTGATCTCGTCCACCATGCCACCGGGCGGGTACTTCAGCTCCTCCGAGTCTGCCTCGCCACCCTCCTTCTGATCCCAGATGCCCTCGTCGGTCCCGTCCAGCATCAGTGTCACTGTCCAGGTGTCTTCGCGCGTTGGCGCTGCCATGAGTTCTCAACCCCTCTCTTACACCTGCCGCGTGGGCGGCACCTTGACGATGTCCAGGGTCACCCATTCGGCGATCCTGCTGGTCTTCAGGCGCACCGTGGCGTGGATCTCGCCAGCCGCGGCTGTCTGCACTGTGTTCACTCCGGGGTACGACGTGTCCACCGAGAAGGCCTCGCTGGCCAACTCACCGAACAGCGCGTTGGCCTGCCAGTACCGCTGGCAGATGCCGGTGAGCGCGGCGGCCACGCGCACGAAGATCTTGCCCCGGCCGTCGATGGTCTGCAACACGAACTCCTCCATGGCGGCACCGCACTCGTGTGCCACACCCATCACCACACGGCTCTCCTGCCAGAACACCCAGTTGGGTTCGTTCAGCCCGGCCGCCGTGCGGTAGCCGTACGTGCGCAGCTGCCCGTTCACCATCTTGCCCAGCGAGATGCCCGCGTAGTTCATGTCCTCACGCTGGGCGTCTGTCCAGTTGCGCTTCACCCCGAGCGCCAGGCGGCTGATGCCGTTGGTCCCGGCCGCCACTGCGCTGGGGTCGCCGCCTGCGTCGGCACGTGCCACCAGACCCATCTGTAGGCCACTGTACGGCACTTCCCACACGACGCCAGGTGTTTCCCCAGGGTACGTGGGCACGTCGCCCAGGGCCAGCAGCTGGCGGGCACCCTTGCCCGCCGCGGCCAGCGTGGCGATGGTGGTCTTCAGCAGGTTATTGTCTGCTGTGTCCGGCAGGTCCACGATGCCGACGCGGTGGTTGGCCTCGCAGTGCGCCGCCAGCGCCGCGTGCTGTTCCGGGTCCCGGCTGCCAGGGATGGCCACCTGCCCAGGCCCGTACGCGTAGCCGATGGTGTTGAGCGCGGCAAGGATCTCGGCGTCTGTTGGCGCCGCGCCGTTGGCGCCTGCCGTCAGGGCCAGGATGGCAGTGGCCGCCGTGTCCGCCAGGTACGTGGTACCCAGGCTGGTCGGCGTCACGATGCTGCTGTTCCACCCAGCCACGTCCGCACCCTGCATCGGCGAGGACTGCTCCTTGAGAACGCCGGACTCCTTGACGCTGACGATGAACGTGACAGGGTTGGTGCCGTTCTGCGGGTCGATCTCCACAGACAGGTTGTTCCCGTACGTGCCGGGACCCTTGGCGTCGAACCGCACCCAGCCCGCCTGCGTGGCGCTGGCCGCCACTGCGCCTGTGCCCGCGGCACGAATGACGTACAGGAACAGCCCGCCCTCGTTGAAGAAGGTGTAAGCCGCCTTGTACATGTCCGAGCCGCCAGCCAGGCTGCCGAACTTGTCCTTGTAGCTTCGGAAGGACGTGACCAGCGTCGGCAAGCCTGCCGGGCCACGCTCTGTCACACCAACGATGAAGCCAGTGCCGGTGTTGATAGCTGCGCCGCTGGGCGCAACATCATCCACCACATTGACTGTCACTCCTGGTCTGGGCACTTAGCCCTCCTCCTGTGTTGGTACCTTGTCGATGGATGGATGCACTGTCAGGGCCACCGGCCATACCGGCCTGTCAGGTGGCGGATCCACTTCCGGCTCTGGCGGCCAGTGTGGCTCGATCGGTCCCTCACCCCACTGCGCAGCGCCATCCGTCACCAACTGGAAGCGGCAGGCACTGATGCAAGTGGTGCGGTCATCCTCGCTGTCCAGCACTGACTGCGGTGTCTCGCCACGCCAGTCTGTCATGCCGATGATGCCGTCGTCGTCACGTTGCTGGATGAGCGCCAGGCGCAGCGCCAGGATGTGCATACGGGCCAGCGTGAGTGCGCGTGGCGTGGCGTTGGTGCGGCTGCCCTTGGCCACCACCTGCACGCCGAAGTCCATCTCCCACATGGCCAGGTAGATGCTGTCCCCATGCTTGACTGGTGGCTCTGTCACCCCGCGGTTCACCAGCATGACGCCGGGCAGCTGGTCCTCCGGCATGCGGGCTATCTCGCTGGTCACACGCCAGCTGCGGATAGGTTGCAAGTGCTCCGGCGCCATGCCCGCCTCGCGGCTCACCTCATGCTGGTATGTGGGCATCCACTTCCACAGCAGCTGTAGCACCGCCGCTTCCACGTGGTGTGCGCCGACGAACTGACCGAACATCAGCGTCATATCATTTCCTCTATGAGGTACCGCTGTATGATCTTCACTGTCTCCCGCTTCTCGTTCTCTGTCAGGCGCATGGGCCGGGCAGCCATGCGTGACGTACCAGCCTGATGGAACGCACCTGGCACAGCAGGCGCCACCACAGTCATCTCACTGTCGGTGGTGTGCGTGGTCAGCTCGGTGGTAAGGGCCTTCCGATATTCCCCGCTGCGCGTCAGGATGGGGCCGGGCGGGTAGCCCTGCGCGATGCGGCTGCGGATGGTGCTGGCCTTGAGCGGCGCCCAGGCTGGCCCCTGCTGTGCGAAGTTGCGCTCAAAGCACTTGGCCAGGTGGTCTTCCACGGCATCCCACACCGGGCTCATGTTGCCCACCACCTCGCCTGACCAGCGCAGCAGCTTGCGGCTGACCAGTTCGTCGCCATACAGATCGATATCCACCCTCACGACGGCCTCCTGCGCCGTGGCGCGGGCCAGGGCCGTCGTACAGGCGCCTGTGGGGCCGCCTGCCGGGCGCTACGGGCGCCAGGCGGCCCAGCGGCCAGGCAAGGCCCCGCACGGGCGCAGGCGGCCCTGTAGGCCCGTCGTAGGCGCCGCACCCAGGTGCGCACCTGCCAGGTGGCGAAGCCCTTGGCTACCACTTGGTCTGCCACCCCACCATGCCACCGGCATCCAAGGGGAAGGCCCAGCTGGCCGCAGGCACACTGACGGCCCCATCCTGTCCGGCACCAGGATCGGGTTCCACTACACCGGCAGCGCACTCAGCGACAGATGCGACCAGCTGGGGCATGAACGTCTGCCAGAGCGCAGCGTACTGTTCGTACGCGCTGCGGTTGCTGGCCACCTGCTCTGGGAAGTACGACAACTCCACGAACATGGCGCCCAGCAGGGCCACGGCAGTGGCGGCCTGCGCGCGCACGTCGTCTGCGGTGTCGCACATCAAGTTGTCTAGGCTGCCTGTCTGCCCGAGCACCATGCTCTGCGTCATCGACAGGATGCGCTCAACTTCCATGTATGTCGGGCGCGTGTCAGCCGTCCACGCACCCACCTCCACGTCCGAGCCGTCCTGCGTACGCGCACGCAGCAGTGCCGCAATGTCGTCAGGCGTCGCAGGCCAGGTGATCTCGAGCGCAGGGGTGGGCGGTGTCATTACTCCTCCTCCTCCGCATCTGTGAGGATCTCGTTCAGACCACGGATGACAGCCTTGCGGGGCTGCCCGCCCGTGGCCTCTTGCTCGGCAGCCAGTAGCGCTTCAGCCTTGACAGGGTCGTCACCAGCAGCATCCACGACTTCAGCTGCGGTGGGCTTGTCATGCTTGATCCACCAGACCATGTTGTCGTGGCTGTTGAAGTCAGGACCGCCCGTGGCCGCCTCCTCGGCCACCGGGCTTTCCTGTTCCACCTCGTCTGGCTCAAACGCACCCGCGGCTTCTCCGGGTTCGATGTCTTCGCTCCTCGGGATCTCCACCGTGTCGCCGTAGAACGCATGGCGGACGGAGAGCACTTCCTCCTCCTCGCCTGTCTTACGGTTCAGGCGGGACTCCCCCGTGGGGACGAAGAACATGAACTGTGCTGCACGGATGGTCTTGCGCACTGCTCAGCCCGCCAGCCCAGTGAAGCGGAGGATGGCGAACTTATTGTCCACGAACCACAGCGGGCGGACGCTGGACTGCACCCACGTGCGCTCCGTCTTCTGCTCACGCCACGTCTCGGTGCCCAGCGGCTTCTCGATGCGCATCTGGCCCACCTGCCGCTCCGCCACGGCCAGCGCGGTGCCTGCCGCCTGCCGCGGGGTGCTGTAGATGGTCGGGATGCCAGGCGCGTTCAGCCCCGGCCCATAGATGGCCGTCAGCTGTAGCGCCTCTGCGGGGTTGACGATCCACAGGTTGTACGTGACGCCCATCTCCTCCTGCTCCGCCTGCATCTGCGCACGGCCGAAGTCGTACGCTGGCGACAGCTGCGGGGCACTGGTCTCCGGGTTGTACGTGGACCAGTTGTTCCCGACAACGTTGCGGGAGTTGTCTGCGAGGGCCGCGTTCACCTCAGCCACCGCGCGCTGGTTCAGCTTGCGCGTGATGGTGTTGGCCAGCTGACGCATCAGCTTGGTGAAGCCCGCGCCGTCGTTGCGGTCGCGAGCCTCATCGGTGACGAATGTCTTGCCACCCCACTTCTCGACCTCGGCCACCTTGGGCGCCAGCTGCTCAGCCGTGACGAGCGGGAACTCGGAGGCCACGGCCACCTGCTCCACGTCACGGTTCAGGTACATCTCGTTGGCTTGCGCCTCGTCGTAGACCACAGCCCCGCCCGTGACCCCACCACCGCTGGAGAACAGCCTGTCAGCGATGAAACGTTCGCGGGTGATATCCATGATCATCCGCGTGACGCGCGTGGGCTGGTTCAGCATGGTCTCGACCGTGATGTTCGGCCCAGAGACAGTCGGCGGCCCCAGCGGGTGGCTGGTGGGCATGGCATACGCAGTGGCTGCCTTGACGAAGTCTGCGTAGTCCACCCAGTCCTGCGCGCGATCGAACTGCACCGGCTGGAATGTGCTAGTGAGCATATTCTTCACCTCCTTTCTAGAACAGTTTGACGACGCAGTCCTCATCGACTGCCGCGTCTGACAGGGCGAGGCCCTTGGCCACGCCGATGGAAGCGGCGATAGCGGCCTTGCCGCCTGCGCCTGCGTTGATGAGCGCACCCGCCGTGATGGCCACCCCTGCCGTGACCGGCACGGTGAAGCCACCCGCCAGCACGGCCGTGGTCTTGCCCACCGCCGCGTCGTGCTCGGCCACGCCCAGCGTCTTGTCGTCAGCGGCAGCTGCCGGGGCGATCAGGATATTGCCGCCCGTGGCGCCAGCGTCCAGGCCACGGCTGCCAGGGTCCTTCTTGGCAGCCACCGCCACGAACCGCTTGCCCACCACCGCGGAACCGAACGCACGGCCAGTGATGCGGCTGCTCGGCTCGTAGTACGGCGTGCACAGGTTGGTCGTCTGTGTTCCCACTGCTCACCCTCCTCTCTGGATCTCCGGCAGCCACTCCGCCGGGTAGGCTTCGATGGTCGTGTCCTCCAGCGGGCTGCTGTTGCCCACTGCGTCTGACACCGGCACGAGACCGGGCGCCAGGCCACCCTTCTCCACGCTGGCCGTCAGGGTGTGGCGGGTGCCGTCCTGGTCCTGCTGCCACAGGCGCTCCCAGTGCGCACGGCGGCTGGGCGGCACCTTGCCGTCAGCGATGGCTGCGCTGATGATGCGGCTGCGCTCTTCCATCTCTTGGTGGGTGCGTGCGATGTCGCCACGCTGGGCGCCGCTCAGCAGGCGGTTGTACGCCTCGCGGTCGAGCCGCACTGTGCCGTCGCTGGCCAGCACCGGCTCCACCACGCCAGCTTCACTCTCAGGGGCAGGCGCACGCTCCGGCTGCGCCTCGGCCGGATCGGTTGGGCCGCTGGGTGCGGTGTTGTCCCGCGGGTCGCCCGGCAGTTCCGCGCTCGTGCCCGGCTGCTCGGCAGCCACGGCACGGCCCGTCTCGTCCGTGTCTTCCCGGCCGGGCGGGGCGATGATACCAGCAGATGCCAGTGCCGTCCGCACCTCTTCGTCGCTGGCGCCATCCGACAGCCCCAGGGAAGTGCGGAGGGCCACCGGATCCACGTCTGACTGCACTGTCATGTGGTCCTCCTGTTCAGGGCGACTCTCCGCCCGGTTTGCGTACACCACCAGCGGCCTGCCCTGCGGTGGTGCAGGTGCCACGAATGATGCTGATGCGGTTGTCTTCTGGTCCTTGGCAGGCTTGTCCTTGTAGACCACCTTGACGGCAGTGGGTTCACCGAACTCCACGCCCTCGCCCTTGGTCTCGAACGGCACCCGGAACAGGTCGCCGCTCTCCTCGTCCTCAACGATCAGCTCGTTGGGATCCATGAACATGGAACGAATCCACCACCAGAACTGGTCCGGCCCGGCCTGCTCGTAGTACGAGCGCCGCACCACCTCTGTGTCTACCTGCGCCTGCACCCCGCGGGCAGCGCGGGCCATGGTACCCTCCACCTCCTCCTTGGTTGTAAGAACACGGACGTTACTTGGCCCGCTGGCGCTGTACAGCGCCTCGATGTCTTCCAGGGTGCCGACGCCAGGCCACACCACACCCAGCAGTGCCAGGTCTGTCAGCACGAGCCGCCAGTGGTGGCCGGTGTTGGTCTCCACACCCACGGCCGCCTCGATGCTGCGTGCCGGGTACGCGCTGGGCAGCACGTCCGCCAGCCACGTGGGCACGCCGACATAGTCCCCCACCACAAGATGACCGTCCTGCTCCAGACGCAGGTTCTGCACGGTACCGACCGCGGGCTGGCCGTCTTCCAACAGACCCAGGTTGGCAGTGTGCCCCAGCTTGAGCCGTGGCACCTTGACAGCTGCATCGCTCTGGCTTTCCACCAGATCCGCAAGGTCGTCAGTGGTGAACGTAGCCGGGCCAGTGCTGAGCGGGTACTCGATGCCCGTCTGCACGATCTCCACGTCGCGGATGGTGGTGGTGTTAGGTGTGGCGACAGCGGGCATGGCTAGCCGTGGGTGGCGCTCCGCACCTGGCCAGCGATCTGCGCGGCCTTCTCGCGCTCACGCTGCTTCATCTGGTCAGGGGTCTTGGTGAACTTCTGCGGGTCGTACGCACGCAGCACCTCACCGACCACGACCTTGTCAGTGGTGCGCAGGTTGTTCCCCGAAGTCACCACTGAGAACACGCCACCGGCAGCGTACGTGTGGTTCGTCGGCCCCGCATGGCCGCCGCTGGCGATGCTGGCCGGTGCGGTGCCGTCACCCCAGTCGATCTTGAACGGCTGGTTCGGCTCACCACCATCCAGCGCAATAACCACGCCGATGGCGCGCGTGGCACGGTTGACAGTAATGGTCGTCTTCATCAGTAGCCCCTTTCACCCTTGTAGACGGCCACCACAGTGCCCCGACAGCGCGGGCCGCCATCGCACTGCACATAGCCGCCGCCGGAATACCACGTGTTCGCCTGCGTTCGCGTTAGCTGCTGGCCGTCGATGTACGCGCAGGCCGGGCATGTGTTGATGTCCAGTAGCTCGCTGGCGTACAGATCCAGGCTGCCCGGCTCGTCGTCTTCCACCGCACCGAACACGTCCAGCCGCGTGCGGTTGGTGCTCTCTTGGATCATCCCCCTGTTCTGATCCACCGCCCAAGGGTCCTTTCGGCCCATTATCTCATCATGCACCTGTTCCGCCAGCAGCTTGGTGCTGTCGGCCCCAGCTTGCAAGCGGCTGGTCAGGCGCTCGGCCCCAGCCAGCAGCGTGGCCCGCAGTGCAGTGCCGCTGGCCGCGGCAATGACCAAGGCCTCGTCGAGCGGGCTGGCGATGAGCAGGCCGGTGATGATGGCTGCCCGCTTGACACCTTGGTTCAACAGTTCCCACTTGACGCGTTCCTTGGCAGTGCGCGATGCATCTTTCACAGCCTCGCTGCGGGCAGCGTCGCCAGCCTTGCTGAATGCCTTGTCCTTGGCCTCAGCGCTCAGGTTGTAGATGGCAGCCGTGGCAGCAGCTGCCTCCTTGGCAGCGGCGATATTCTCAGCGATCCAAGCCATCAGATCGCGCTTCTCGTCATCCCATGCCTTCTGTGCCTTATCCTCGGCCGCCTCGTTGTCTTCTTCCATGCCCTCGAAGTCTGTGCCCGCCCGCACCTCGTGGGCATAGGGCTGCCGGTGCAGCTTGCGTGCAGGCAGCCGCAGGGCCTGCGTAGGGGCTGGGTTGGTGCTGGGCGTGCTGTGGCCGCCAGGCAGCCCGCCAAGGTCGTCAGCGGCCCGTATGGGCGGCCTGCGGGGTGCGCGCAGGCCAGCCGCCACCTCCTCCGGTAGCTGAGCGCCACCGAAGTCTTGGGGCGCGGGTGCGCTCTGCGCGTCTGTCACGTAGCCCAGCCGTGGCGTGCGGTCGGTGGTGGGGTCCACGTTCCAATCCCACCAGTCCTCGATCACATGCTCGGTGGTAATCCCAACCACCCAGTCGGCAATGTACGTCTGCTGTTCCTGGAACCAATCCACGAACGTCTGGCCCAGCGCCCGGCTGCCCGTCTCGGTCTGGCCCAGTTGCATGAACATCATGAGCATGGACTTGGCCATCTCTTCGTTCTGGAAGCGGATGGAACCTATCGTGTCCGGGATCGAGCCTTCCGTACCCACCAGACGCAGGTGGGTACCAGCAGGCACAGCCCCACCACCGCGCTCGCCAGCCTTATACTCCTGCGCCATCTGGTCGAGTTCTTGGATGTCGACCTTGGTGGCGCCGGGCGGCGCCTCAACGACGGGCATGCCGACGCCATTTCGTTCATGTTTGATGGCATCGACACGCAGTAGCCTGTCCTTGATGAGCCAGTTGCGGTACATGGGACGGAAGATGCTACGGCCAACCCAGTTTCCCGGGTCCTGGTCCCATACGTAGGCGACGAGCCTGTCCACAGGAATCTCTGGTGGTGGCTGCCCCGCCGATCCATAACCCTGCGTGATGGACACGAGACCACCATCGTCAGCCACCTTGATCTCAGTGATGGTGCGCGGGTGCCGCGGCCCCAGCTTGCGCAGCCGCCACACCTCCTCGCCGTTCGGGCCGTCCGGGGCGATCTCACCCACCTGCTCGAAGTAGAAGTGGCCGTAGTACAGCGCGCGCAGCAGCATGGCCAGGTGGTTGTACCAGCTGAAGCGATGGCTGCTGCGCAGGCGGGCACCCTTGCTGCCCTGCTGGAGTGCCGCCCGCGCCTCGTCCTCACCGACCACTAGGTTCATGTCAGCGGCCAGCAGACCGACGTAGAACGGGTCGCACTCGTTGGGATCGATGTACCACCCGTACCGGCGCAGCGCAGCGGTGCCGCCCAGGTACAGGCCCTGGCACTGTGCATCGTTGCGCATCTGGTCGAACTGCTGGATGCTGCGCGGCCACTGTAGATCCGGTGACCGCTCAGCCTCGTCCATGAACTGCGACCACGGCAGCACGCCGTTCCAGCTGAATGGGCTGGCTACTGCGGTGCCGCGCTCGGTGGTCGGTGCATCAGGCATGATCTACTTCTTGTCGCCCTGCTGTTGCGGCTGGCGCACAGGGCCACCCTTCTCCTGCGTGGTGGGCGCCTGGCCTTCCTGCTGCTCCTCCGCCAGCTGGTCGGTACCAGCCAGGCCGCCTTCGGCCTCCTCGGGGGTGCTCAGCTTGCGCTCCTGCTCCACGCGGTCGCGCTCCGGTGACTGCTGGCTGGGATGATCCGGGTCCACTTGGGTGGGGTCGTTCTCATCCAGCTGCTCCGGGTTGTTCTTCTGTTCACTCATCGCTTCCTACCTTTCTTTTCAGGGTCCTCCGCGCCCACGCCAGCTGCTGTACCCATACGGTGCAGCTGGCACGAACAGCAGGACGATACCGACGATTACGAGTACGATGCCGATCCACCAACTCAGCAGCAGCGCCACCACCAGCCCGATGACAATGAGGGCCAGGCCCATGGCTCAGCCCCGCCGCTGGCCCTTGCTGGCCGGTGGGGTCTCTTCGCCGCTGTCGTCGTACTGACTATCCGGCAGCTGGTCAGGCGGGTGCGGCTGCTCCTCCTGCTCTGCGTCGTCGATGGTGTCGTCTTCCTCCGCTTCCTCTTCGTCGAGAAAGTCCACGTCGGCCTCGCCGTCCTTCTCCAACTGGTCGGCCTCCTCCTGCCCCACCTGCTCGCCCTCCTCGGGCAGTTGCTCCTCGGGGCCGGGCTTGTCCGGCAGTTGGCTCTCGTCAGGCTCGTTGAGGGTGGCGTCTGGTTCTTGTCCCATGTTCATCTCCCTTGTGAGTGGTACGCATGCGGTGCACGCCATGCGCGTCGTGTGGTAAGGGGTCCGGGGCTGTTCATGCTGTTGCCCCACTTGCCGGTGAACTTGTGCCAGTCACCGAACCCCAGCACGCGCGGGTGCAGCCGCTCGCCCTCCCCATCAGCAGTGTCGGTAACATCCTTCTCCGGCGCAAAGTAGTTGGCGTGGCTGTCGCGGGCCACGTACACCAGTGGCGAGCCGTCGTCGTCAAGGGTAACCCGCCACCATTCGCGGCGCTCGCAGCCGCCGTGCTGGCTGTAGCTGGCCAGGTGTGGGCGCGTCCCGGCCTTGTCGGAGCAACCCAGCTGTACCATCTCCCAGTCGCCCTCGTGCTCACCCCAGCCCTTGCCCGGCCCGTAGTTCTTGGGGTTGTAGGGCCACCAACTCCAGAACTGCTGCCAGAACAGCCCGCCTGCTTCAACCACCCGGTGGTACCACACGAGTGAGAGCGTCTTGTCGGGCTCCAGCTTGGGCGGGAGGTCCAGCTTGGAAACTGCCTTGCCCTTACGGGTCCAGCTGTCTCCCTTCCAGGTATACCCATGCTTGCCCATGGACTCATCAACACTGGCAGGACGCCACTGTTCGCGTGAGTCCAGGGCAAGCACAGGTGTCACCATTAGAACTGCACCATATTCCTGGTGATGCGGCGCGAACTGGTGACGTACCAGATGCGCACCGTGGGCCGCACACTCGGGTTCGAGCGACGACCGATGATGATGTGACGGCCGCAGCGGATCCCGCGCATGTTCACGAGAACGTAGCGGATGCCCTCCGGGCTGGTACGCACACGCGTCCAGCGGCCGGGGCCACCATCCACCCGCACACGGATGTGGCCGAAGCGGCCCAGCCTACGCGGCAGGTTCATGTGCGCGATGCGCGTGCTACGGCACGGCCGGGTGGCGCCCGTTCCCGTGTCGGTGTTGCCACCGGGCAGGGTGGTGTCATTGTCGCCGTTGTCAGGCGCCTCGATGGTGATGTTATTGTCGATGATGATCGACGACCCATCAACACCGGGGAACACGTCGTCCGACGTGCCCGGCAGGCCGTCCTGCCCAGGCTCACCTGGCACGCCAGGCAGGCCCGGCTCACCGGGCGAACCAGGCGGCCCCGGCAGGCCGGGCAGGCCAGGCTGTCCGTTGCACACGAAGAACACGTCCGGCTCGTCGTGCCCTTCTTCGGTCTTGCCCTTCGGCGGATGCGTGACAGTTACCTTGATACCAGCGGCAGGGCAGTTCGTACCTTCAGGCTCCACTGCCACTGTAATGGTGTCACCCTTGTCCCGGTCACAGCGGTCCTTCGGGATCTGGAAGCCCCAGCAGTAATGGTGTTGGTCCGGCTCGCCGCCAGGCTTGTCGTCACCCGCCAGGGCCACACCAGCTGGCACCAGCAGGAACGAGATTGCGGCTGTGGTTAGTAATCTCTTCATCAGTGTGTGAGAGGACGCTGGGCGGGCAACGATGAGGACGCCACCCGCCCAAGACCTTGCTTGCTTAGACCACCGGCTCCGGGGCGAGATAGTCCCCACGCGGAACGCGGGCACACTCGACGAAGCGCAGCGTGGCGCTCGGGGTAACCGTCGGGCCACCCGTGATGGACAGTGCGCCCAGGCAACCGAAGTTGCGGACGCGGACGCGACGGTCACGGCCACGGTTACCGTGGTCATCGCCGTGCCTGCTCTTCAGGCGGCTGCTGTGGCCCCAGTCGCGGCCACGCTCCCAGACCGATGCGCGCAGGGTGAAGATGCAGCCGAAGCGGTCTGCGATCACCGGGTGCTCCAGACACCTGGCCTGCACGTCGGTGACGCGCGTGCGGCGGCGATCCGAGTTGAGGAAGCGCGACGCGTTGCGAGACGCGTAGTTCTGCGTGAACGACTCAGCGGTGGCCACGTCGGTCACCGGAGTCGGCGTGGGCAGGGTGAACGCGGGCGGCAGGGTGCCGTCCGGCGCAGGGTCGTCTCCCGCCATGGCGCTGGCCGGGGCCAGCAGGGACGCCGCGGCCACTGCCGCGATCAGGATGCTGCGGGTGCTACGCATAACGGTCTCCCCCGTTACGTGGGTTTGTAGGACACCACACCATCCAGGTGTGGCTCCCCCTAGTCTGCCCTCGGGCATTTCTTGTCAGCCGCGCCAGTCTGCTTTGTAGTCGCGGATGTCCACATGGACGAAGCTGCTGTACAGGCCCAGCCCACCCTTGCCGCCGCGCTTGCGGCTGCGGATGCCTGCCAGGTACGCGTGCCACTGGCTCGGGCTGCCTCGGCGGCAGGTGATGTCAGCGGCCTGATCGTTGCCGTCATGGATAGTGTAGATGTGGAAGCTGTTGCTGGCCCCGCCGATGGAGCGGTTGTAGCTCTGCGTGCGGTAGCCGCTGTTGACGTGCACGCTGCCGTACTTCGCGCGCAGCGGTTCGAGGAACTTGCGGCACAGGTACTCCAGGCCGTCGTAGTCCCGCTTCTGCACCTTGGTACCATCGTGGCAGTCGAACTCTTCCACGACGAAATGCTTACTCAGTCGGTGTCGTGTTGCCATTACCCTCCTCCTGTCGTAGCTTGGTTCAATGCGCAGGCCACGATGGTCGTCTGCCCACCTGGCCCATTGACGATGACCGACTGTGGCGTGGTACCGGCCGGGCAGGTGGTGGCCCCAGCTGGGCCAGCTGGACCCTGCGCACCGGCTGCACCGGCCGGACCCTGTGCACCTGCTGGTCCGGCAGGACCTTGCGCGCCGTCCTTGCCTGCGGGGCCGTCTTTGCCAGCGGGGCCTGCGGGGCCGGGCAGGCCGTCCTTGCCCGCCTCGCCAGCTGGCCCTGTGGAGCCGACAGGGCCGACGCTACCGGCCTGCCCGGCCATGCCAGGGGTACCGGCCTGCCCAGCTGTGCCGGGCAGGCCAGCGGGGCCTGTGGCGCCCTTGGGGCCAGGATCGCCCTTGGGACCCAGAGACCCTTCACTGCCAGGCTGGCCGGGGCTACCGTCCTGCCCGTTCGCGCCGGGCACACCGGGGATGCCCGTCTCGCCGCGCAGGTAGGCCGTGATGTCGTCTGTGTCCTGGGTGGCGACGGTTGACTGCTCATGGGCCACGCGGGCGATGTCGTCCGTCTGGTCCAGGTTGGTCTGGGCTGTGTGCAGGGCTAGGAACAAGGCCAGCCCCGTGACGATCGCAAGTAGGGCGAGACAGACCCACGTGCCGAGGAACCTGTGCCGTGCATAGCGCAGGGCCAGGCGCGTGTTCTCACTGATCTGCTCAAGTAGTTCATCAGACGTTGTCACCCTTCAACTCCCGCACCTGTTCGCGCAGTGCGTCGCGCTCGCTGCGCAGCTGCACAGCGGTCTGCCGCAGTTCCTCGTTGATGCCACGCATCTCTTGCATGATGGTGTCCTGCTGTGCCAGGATGGCAGTGGTGTCGTCGCGCCGGTAGCGCAGGGCTGTGAAGACCAGCCCACCCAGGCCCATCACAGCTATGCCGAGGCTGACGAGGGAAGGTATATCCACGCATCAACGGTCCTTCTCAGCGCTGGTGCGGTACGTGGTGCCTGCGGGCTGGGCGGGCACGTTGCCCGCCGCGGCCTTGGGTGTGGGCACGACCGTCTGCCTGATGCCCAGGCCAGTCAGCAGCGGGGCCAGCACAGCCACCACCGCCTCCCAATCCCAGTCTGTGTCTGTGGCGAAGGCACCGGCCGTCAGCAGCACAGTGACCAGCAGCCCGATGAACGCGGCAGGTTCCAGCCACAGCTTGGTGAGTACGGTCTTCATAGCACCCACTTCCCAATAGCCAGCCCGATGACCATACCCCACACCAACATGAGCAGCAGGCCCCAGAGGTAGCCACTGATACCTGGCTTGTCATCCACGGCTACCACTTGCGTTCCATCAGGTCGGCGGTGAGCGTGTGCTGTTCGCCCTCTGCAGGGCGGATGGCGGGAGGTACCCAGAACTCCGCTGCACCGCCGACCGTGGACTGCATCGCGGCATCGGCGCGGTCGGGGGAGGGCATTCCCCGCGCCTCCATGTCATCCTTGCTCTCTATGAGGATGCGCCCGTCTGACCGGATGCGGTACTTGATAGAGAGGAGTTGGCTAACCAGCTGGTCGTCCTCGCCATCAGGTGGTAAGTCATACAACCCCTGTTCCATGCCTTCACGGAAGGCCCACCACTGTTCGGCCCTGCGGTTGGCGAACCGCTTCTGGCCATGGTGGTCGGTAGGCTTCTCACTGGCCACGAACGCAATGACGGGGAAGCCCTGCTCGCGCAGCCTGTCGTACACCCCGCCACCCACACCGATGGTGTCCACGTGGCACGGGGCATAACCGAACGTCTCGTTCAGGCTCTTGGCCATGTGGCCTGCGGTTTGCATGGTGTCTTGCTTCCGTGTGACCCACTCCTGGCGGATGTAGCCCGCGCGGTTGCGGTAGCACGCCGTCTCGTTCGCACCCTTGCGCGCCACGTCCAGCCCGAACACACCGGGGTCGCCGACTGCGTAGCTGCTGAGATCCCGCTCTTGGGCGGCTCGTATCCAGCTGGGGTAGAACAGAGTTTCCTCTGTCACCTCGGGGAACAGGCCCAGCACCTTGCTGATGTATAGGGGCGAGTCCTCACCCCAGGTGCGCTTGCGTTCCTCAACCCACTCCGGAGAGACGAGCCGATCAAGGAGATCCTGTGGGCAGGACTCGCCGGTGAAAGCTGGTGTGTCAAAGGCGCTGATGAAGATCTTGTTCCATGCGCTGCCAGGTGCACTGACCTTGGCGAACTGGCTGGTGGGGTCATCGGGGTTGCCGATGGCCAGCACCCTATTCTGCGGTGACGTAACGAGTGTGTCAACAGCCGTCCACAGCCACGGGGGAATACCACCAGCCTCATCCATGATCACCAGCACGTACTTCGCATGGATGCCCTGGAAGGCAGTGGCTGCCTCCTCAGCGTTCCGCAGATCTTGGGGCTTGCGGCCGTACCCCACCAGCGTGGCGCCGGGCATCTTCCATTCCGGCGTGTCCGCCTCTGTGATGTAGCCCGGCATGTTCAGCTCGCGCTTGGCCTTCTTGATGTAACGCCACAGGATGGCCTTGATCTGTGTGACAGATGGGGCTGTGGTAACCACGAACACATCATCATTGGGGTGCACATCCACCCACCACGTGGCGGCCTCGGCACTGATGTGGCTCTTGCCCGTGCTGTGCGCACTCACCACAGCGGTGTACCTGTGGTCGCGGATGCTCTCCAGCACAGCGCGCTGTGCGGACCACGTGTGGCCCTTGCGGCGCTCGTGCACCCACTCCACCGGCCTGCCCATGTACGGGTCCGGCGGTGGCGCCAGGTGGTCTGCAACGCGGCTCAGCAGGCTCATGCCGCCACCGGATCCTGTACGGCACCGGCCTCGAGGAGCCTGCGTAGTTCCTCACCGACACGCACCACCTGCTCAGGTGGGACGCCAGCTGCCTCACACGCTTCCCGCATGGCACTGGCCACCATGACAGCGTGGGCCTCCTCCACCTGCACCATGCGCTCAGCCAGGCCCAGGTCCACCATGCGTGCCGCCAGCTTGACGGCCTCGTCCCGCATGCTGCGCTCCAGCAGGAACCACTTGTTCGGCTCAACTCGTACATTGCCCTGACCGTCCAGGTACTCCACCCAGAACTTGTCCTCGGGCACAGCCTCGGCCTGCTGTGCAGCCCACAGCATGCCAGCATGCACACGGCGCAGCGCCCAAGCCAGCAGTTCTCCAGTGGTTAGTTCTGGTGCAATGACAAGGTCGCCGCGGGCCTTGGTGGCCGCCAGCACAGCATGGCGGACATCTGTCTTAGCATCGGAGCGGTAGCGACGCGCTCTTTCCCTACGCTTGGTAGAGATGGCCCGTGTCCTTGGTTGGCCTGCCACAGGGCCGCAACCTAGCACAGCTGGCGGGGCAAGGAAGATCTCCACCATCGCGCGCGATTACCGCGCCCGAATGCGTGCGCGCGCGAGGCGGCCCCGGCAGCAGGGGGCAGGCCACCCCGCTCTGTGGCCCCTACTGCTGCTGCCCAGCCCTATCCCACAGCATCATGGCTGCCACCCCAACATCCCCAGCATGCTCCTGCACCACCTCCCACGACCCGTCCTCGCCACGCTCCGCTGCCACCGTGGCCCCACCCAGCTTGGCCACATGGTAAGCCAGGTCCCGCACCAGCCACCCCAGGTCCGCACCACCCCACTCAGCCCCACTCCGTCCTCCCTTGTACGCGTTGTCCCGAAGCGTCCTGCGCATCTGCACCACGAAAGTACCCATGACCACCGCACACTCGCACGGCACTTCCCCACCACAGATTAGGCAGCCCATGGTCGCGTCCTCCCTTTCCTTACCACCGGATTGTCCGAGCTACCCAGGGGCGCCGCCTTCACCGACACAGCACCACCCCTCTCCGTCATCACCACACCCAGCCTGAAGCACAGGTGCCGCAGCGCATCCCGCCTGTGCTCCGACACGCGCCCACCACCGCGACCAGCCCCACCACCACACACCCGCAGCATGCGCCGTCGCCCAAGCCACTCTTCCAACCGTTCCCCCGTGGCGAACCGCATGGCATCCGCGGGCTGTTGAAAGTACACCCCAGCGCCGAGGGCATACCTACCCATCCCCACCCCACCCTGCCCCGACACACCCAGTTCCCCACGCAGCCCGGCTGCCCGTGGCACCAGCAGGGTCGTAATCCCTGACATAACCATGACAGGATCCAGGTCTACGTTCTGTGTACGAAGACGGAAGTCTTCAATACACAGCGCCACCTCTTCACTCATGGAACCCGCCATCACAACACCAGACTTCACCAGCCCATGCACCCAATCCCCGAACTCAGCACAGATTTCCCATGCCTGCACCGGGTGCGGCCCCTCCACCTCCCACGTCTCTAGCTCTACCACCGACGCAAGCGCATCACGCATGCCCGCCTCCATGCCCGGCCCGAAGATACCCCGCGCCACACCCGTAACCTTCCCAGGGTCAATAGCCATGATGGCGATCATGCCACTTCTAGCCCCAGCGCCTCGGTCGGTGACACCAGCGACAGGTACTCTCTGGCCGGTGCTGGCACTGCCGTCCAGTAGCCCCACTCGTCGCCGATACGCCAGCAATGCACCATGCCCGATGCCCACTGCACACGAACCACCCCAGCGCAGTTGTCTCGTACGTATGCTTCCCAGTCAATCATCAAATCCCCTTTCCAACACTGGCGGCAACCCCGCCCGGTTGGGCAGCCCCTCGAGGGGCTGTGCCCCACCAACGGGCCGGGTTGGGCACGGGCAACCCCGCCCGCAACCCCGCCCACCATGGTACGGGTTGCCCCAAATCGCCTGCAAATGAACACTTTCTACTCATGGGCGGGGTTGGTCCCATCCGTACCCCACACCCCAGCGCTGGCGCCGCACCACACGGCCACCCTCGGGCTGCGCTACTGCGCGCTCCTGCACCCACCCCTGTGTCTCCAGAGAATCCCACACCTTGCTGAAGACTTCTCGGTTCCCACCGACCTTGGTACGAATCTGGTCTTTGGTGAACTCGAACGGGTGCTCTTCTGTCAGGTCTCGTATGTCGCGCTCCACCCGCTGCCACCCATCGCTATGGCCCTCCGCATCATCACCCATGTGTTTGCGCACCGCCCATGTAACGGCACCCGTGTGCTCACCAGCATCTTCATCAAAGGCACCAACACACAGGTCTAGATCCCACTCCTTGCCACCCCACTGTCGCCCGCCAACTTCCAGCAGCAACTTGAACTCACCCGCTTCCACATCGGGCTTCTCACGATGTGTGATCAATAGCCAGCCATCCGCCCACTCCGCCATGCCCGTCATGGTCAGCCGCTCTAGGCCGCGGCCAGTGCCCGTCTTATTGAAGTGATCTACGATGTTGACAGACACACCAGCGGCAGTGCACGGCTCGCTCAGCTGGCGCAGCATACGACCGCGCTCGTACAGGTTGGCTGCATTCACGTCAGCGTGGAAGGCATACAGCGGATCTATGCTGATGCGTGCGTAGCCCCGTGCCAGGTCTTCCTCCAGCCACTGCCGGAACGTACGGCTGTTCACAGGCGCCGTCTCGAACTGCACCTCTAGCGGAACCTGCTTCAGGTCCACACCCATGGCTGCGGCCACGCGCTCCAAGCGCCGTGCGTACGGGCCTGTGCCACCCTCGCCTACGTAGACCTTTACCGGCCGCGGCTCCGGCACGGCAAACCTGCCCAGGATGGGCACGCCAGCAGCTAGGCCCACGTTGACGATGGTGTCCACATACGACTTCAGCGTCTTCTTCACCCCACCAGTGACTGTCTCGCTGCCAGCCACCACCAAGCCCTGAACTAACCACGTGAAGGCGTGATCCTGCGCCACTAGTTCGTGCCCGCGCCACACCATGCGTGGGTCTACAGGCTGCTCGTCTACGATGCGTTGCTTGGCTACCTCCATCCCACGCAGGCGCATGTACTGCCTCCGCGCTTCTGCTTGGTACGCAGCCTCGCCACGGGGCTGTTCTGCCACCCACTTGACGATTCCATCCACCTCTTGCTGCACACCCGTCTTGGGCTGCGGGAACTGCCGGTTGATGGCGTGCAGCGCTTCCTTGATAGCATCTGGCTCCAGGCCCGCATGCCACAGCGTCATGCCTGTGTTGAACAGACTCTCATGCCGCCCGCCCACCTCGATGGAGATCTCACCGAAGTCGCCGTCGGTGCCGTTGGTGCGCCCGGACAGCAGCTTTGCCACCCACGCTGCGGGCATAGGGGTGAAGCCACTCAGCTGCTTCCAACGCTCGCCCATGCGATACGGCACACCATCCTCATCGGCACTGGGCGGCAGCAGCACGAACCCGCCGTCTCCGCGCACATCCACGCCACCCATAGCACTGAGCCGGGTAGGCTTGCCCGGTGGCGCCTGGTCGTTGTGAATGTCAATGCCAGGGTGGTCGTAGTACAGGTGCAACCCACCGCGCGGTGTGATGACACCCTTGGTCTCAGGTGGCACCAGAGCGCCCAGCGCCGCTCGGTTATCCACGTCCACTACCACCCAGCCATTATCCTTGCCGGTGGGCGCGGCGATGTTGGCCAGCGGCCACTTCTCCCACCAATCGCGGATGACAGCCAGGTCGTCTGTAGCCCCGTCCTTCCACTTCACGTATGGCTTCTTGGTGCCTGGCATGCACGGGAAGATCTTCACATGCCTGCGCGCCCACCACAGGGCCGCCCGGCGCATACTGGTGCCAGGCATGCCCTACCGGCCCCGCGTGCCCGCAGGCGGCTCTACAGTCGGGTCGTAGGGCATGCCTAGCACAGACGCTCCATCCACGCCACGCTCAGGGCCGCCACCTGGCTCAGTTCCTTGGCCAGCGCGTCGTCGCCCACGTCCCCATCGGTTACCAGCCCGTCCCGAGCCATAAGGTTCCTGGCCACTTCCCCGACTTCCTCAATGATCGCGCCCAGCCGCTGCCAGTCTGTCATCTCGGGATCACTGGGTGTGTACTTGAAGCGGCCCTCGGCCTTCAGCCGGTGTTGGCGTTCACGCTCGTGCGCCACCATCAGCAGAGTTTCAACGGGCAGCACTACCTGATCCACCCGGCCGTGGGGTCGGCCAACCACTCCTTCTCGTCGATCTCATCCCACCGCCCGGCATCCACACGCTCGCGGATAGTGCACCCGCGATCGAAGTCTGCCTGGAACGGACACCGGCCCTGCGCGTAGCACACGGGCTTGAACAGCCCGCTCTCTGCGATGTGCCGCCACTGCCACCTGGCGCGCTCACTGCCGTCTACCCCGTTGTACGTCATGCTGCCCTCGTACTCCCAGATGGCTTGCACGATCTGCGCGCCCACCAGCCGCCACTCGAACTGCGCCTGCGTGCACAGCCGGTTGCCCAGGTGGTCCACGAGGTTGCGCAGGTTCGTCTTGTAGTTCAGGCGCGTCAGTGTGTCGTGGGGCAGCAGCCCGCGCGCCTCCTCAGCTGGCACACCCATGCCGATCAGGTGGTTGTACACCTCCCACGTGCGGCGCGTGTGCTCCACCCATAGCTTGTTCGCAGAGCGGTTGGACCGCATCATCGGCCCCGGCCTGGCAGCGATCTCCTCCTTCACTGCGAAGCGCATGCTCTCCTGCGCGTACACCGCCGTGCGCTGGCGCACCATCTGGTGGGTGAAGGCCCGCGTCACACCCTCCACCATGAAGTGCAGGTCCACCGCCTCCAGCGGCGCCTTCAGGTGCGTGGCGTTGGCCTGGTCCCACGCCCAGCGGCGCTCGTCGTCAGTCAGCTCTTGCAGGTTGCGCACCACGCGCCCGGTGTACATGAAGCAGAACGCAGCCATGGCGCCCAGCGGATCCGGGGTGGCGGACAGCAGCGTAACCCGCGGCATCAGGTCGGGCATGGGTTCTGCCTCGTACATTGCCCTGTCCACGTACGTGCTAACTTCTGTACTTGGTTCAGTCATACGACACCTCCACATAGGGGTACAGCCGTTCCAGTAGGTCCTGCTCTCCAACTGCCACACCCATCTCATCCACACTTGACATCCGTACTGACCGGATGGGTGTGGGCAGGCACCCGCCCACGAACCCGCGGTTCCACTCGTAACCGTCCGCCCAGCGGCGCACGGCCTTCTCCTCCAACCCAGCTGCATCTGCCAGGGCCAGGATGCCACCCATCTCGCGGGCCTTGGCCAGCACCCACATCCTGAACGGTATGAGTTCCAACTCGTGGTCGTTGAACAAGTGCTTGCGCCGTTCCACTGACATGCGGGCCATCTCCACAGCTGCCACTGCCTTGTCCCGGCGGCGCCGTGCGTGCTCGTTGGCCCGCCTGCCCAGGGCTTGCTTCTCAGCAAGTGGCATGCGCGCATACCGCGCGCGGCCTTCGCCCCGCCTGCACGGCTGGCACACAGTGTCAATGGTGGGGTTCTTGGCCCGGCGCACCCGGCCGCCAGCTGTGCGCCCACGCTTCCGCCAGCGCCACTTATAGTCCACCGCGTGCCGCCAGCGCCCACATTCACCAGCACATATGCGGCGGCCACAGATGATGGGGTTGTCAGTCATGCCACGCCCACCATGCACCCAGCAGCACGAGGCACACCAGTAGCCCGATGAAGTACCACATATCACTCATCGGGGTCTATCACCCACATGCGCCGCACATTCAGCTGCTGGCTGGACGCGTACGACGGTCGTATGCCTTCCACCAACAGCAGGTCCAGGCCCGGCCTGCACCCGAAGATCATTTCTCTGTATCGCGGGTAACGCCAGCGATCCACCTTTACCACCACCCGGTCGTCCACGTCTGTGCAGGTCATGCTGGCCTGCTCTGTCAGGTGTGCGTCGCGCACGGTGGCAGGGTCCAGGTCCCGGCCGCGGGCACGTGACAACTCGAAGATGTCCTGGATGTTGGGCTTGGCCACCAAGGTGCCTAGCCATACCACCTTACCCACCCCGCTGACAAGGCCCTCCGCCGTATGGGTTGGCGCAGGTAGCGGCCCTAACGTGCCAGCCGCCAGCGCCGCCTGCACAGCTGCGATGTCCTTGCCCAGCTTGAACGCACCGAACGGGTCCTCCGAGTCTACCCAGTCTATGATGTTCTGCACTGTTACCTTCCCGAAGCCCTTGAGCGCCAGCAGGTCTTCCCACTGGAACGTGTCGCGCCCGGCCTCCCACTGCTGGTCGCGCCACGCGATCACCTGCTGCGACTTCTTGGCACCCAGGCCCCGCACCTGGCGCAGGCCCGCGCGCAGCACCTTGGTGCCCACGTTGCCCCACGTCGGCTCGCTGTGCTCCAAGTGGGGTGGCAGGATGGTCAGCCCATGCTTGTCTGCGTCACGCAGCAGGTCGTGCGTGCGCTCTGCGTTACCCGTGGCCTCGTGCAGGCAGGCCGCGAAGAACACAGCTGGGTGGTGCACCTTGAACCACATGGTCCAGTAGCCGATGAGCGCGTAGCTGGCACAGTGTGCTGCGTTGAAGCTGTACGCACCGCTGGTGGCCATGCCCGTCCACATGGCGTCAGCCACCACCTCGGGCACACCGCGCTCAGCAGCCCCGTCCAGGAACTGCTGGCGCCTGGCGTAGAACAGCTGCTCGCCTTTCTTACGTGAGATGATGCCACGGATCTCGGCCACGCCTCTTGGGTTGAAGCCGCCCACCTCCCGTGCCAGGGCCAGGATCTGTTCTTGGTACACCAGCTGGCCCTTGGTGCTACTGGTCAGCCGCTCGTACAGCGGGTGCTGTATGGGTGCCACCTGGCGCCCGGCCTTGGTGGCTGCGTATGCCGACGCAGCGCCGTTCAGGATGGGGCCTGGCCTGCACAGTGCGATGCAGTCCATGATCTCGCTGAACTTCTCAGGCCGGATGGACTGTGTCACGTACCGGGTGGAGCGGCCCTCGAACTGGAAGATGCCCATAAGGTCGCCACGCTGGAAGCCTGCGTACACCTCGGGGTCATCCAGGGGCAGGTCGTACAGCGCCTGCACGGGCATGCCCAGGCGCTTGGCGCACGACCACAGCATGCCCATGGTGTTCAGCCCCAGGAAGTCCATCTTCAGCAAGCCCTGGCGCGCGGCTCCCCACTTGTCTAGCGCTACCACCTGCACCACGTTGCCGCTGCCCTTGGGAACCTCTCGTTCCATGGTGGTGGTGTAGTTGGTGATGGCTTGGTTGCTGAGCACCAGCCCGGCCGCGTGCACACCCACACCCTTGACGTTGCCCTCGATCAGCTGGGCCTTCTTCAGGTCTGGGTACTTCTCGAAGATCTCGGCAGCCTGTGGGAACTGGTCCACCGTGTCTTCAATAGTTGACGAAGCCCGCAGGTCGCCGGACGACCGCTCGATCAGGTAGTTCTTGAGTGTCTCCACCTCGTACTTAGGCACGTTGAACACACGGGCCACGTCGTCCACGGCCAGCTTGTTCTTGAAGATGGTGAACGTGCCCACATTGCCCACGCAGTCCTCGCCCAGCATATCCACGTAGAACCGCCGCAGGGCTGGCCGGGCATCGGGCGGGAAGTCCAGGTCCACGTCGGGCAGGTCTTCTCGCGTCACATCGATGAACCTGTCAAACCGCAACAGGCCCTCGAACTCGTTGCGCAGTGGGTTCACCTCTGTGATGCGCAGCAGCCAGGCGGCCAGGCTACCGGCTGCGCTACCACGCGCAGGCCCCACGGGTATGCCCTGGTCTTTCATGAACACCACGCCGTCTGCCACCAGCAGGAAGTAATCCACGTAGCGCTTGCCTTCGATCAGGTCCATCTCATGGCGCAGCTGCTTCAGGTACCGCATGCGCTCGGCGCCGCGCAGCTGGTGGCAGCCCCGCCTGCGCCAGCCCGCCTTGAGCCGCCTGCGCCACTCGCTAACGGCATCGCCGCCCGGCCACTGCACCATGGGCTGTTTGGGCAGCACAGCCGTGCACGACTGCGCTACTTCCTCTGTGGACACCATGGCTTCCACGGCCTCAGCCTTACTCAGCCCTGTGGCGCGCAGCTTGCGGTAGATGCTGGCGTCGTTGGGTGGCACACACAGCTGGGCTGTGTAGCCCCAGTCGCGCACCTGCTGTTCCAGTGTGCGCTTCTCTCCAGGCCGCAGGTTGTGCAAGATCTGCTGTACTTCCCGCTCCTCGAGAAGTGTGTAGTGGCAGTCCATGGTGGCCACCAGTCGGCAGCCCACCGCCCGCGCTATACGTCCGGCTTGCGCGTTGAACCTGCGCGTGGTCTCGAGTTCCGGGAACGCCTGTACCTCGACGAGGTAGCTGTCGGTGCCGAACGTACGTGCGAATAGGCGCGCAACACGTAGGCCACGGCGGTACGACGCTTCCTCTGCTGGTATGCCCTTGCCTCCGACGGTAGCACAGCAGAGCAGGCTACCCTGGCAACCGCTCAGTACAAACAGCCCGGCCCTGTGCGCCACCAGCTGCGCCCACGTGACGACTGGCTCGTAGTAGAAGTCCCGCCAGGCACCCGACACGAGCGTTAGCAGGTTGCGGTACCCCACTGCGTCCTTGGCCAGCAGTGTCAGGTGGTGTTTGCTCTGTGTCTCGGCGCCATCCATCCACTGCGGCCCCGTGGGCATGTACACCTCGCAGCCGAACAGTGGCTTCGGCCCACCCATCTCGTCGCATGCTTTCTCCAGTGCCACGTGGCTGTCTATGTTCCCATGCTCTGTCATGGCCAGGTGACTCATGTTCAGTTCCATGGCCCGGCGCACGTGGGCCTCGGGCAGCTGGTACCCGTCCATGTAGCTGTACGTGCTGTGGTGGTGCAGGCTGACGAACCGCATGGGCTTGCGGTTGCCCGTGGGCCTGCGCCGTACCGCCAGCGCAGGCCCGCCGTCCTTAGCCTTCCACGCCACCTTGACAGACGACACATCGTGCCCGCCGTAGTGCAGTGGCTTGGCTTCTGTCACCAATCCCACCGCCCATCGCGGTCGCCGTCCCGCACACACCGGATGGCGAACACTGCGTTATTGATCACGTCTAGCAGGTCATCCACATCCGCCGCCTGCACTTCCTCGTGGTTCCAGATGGTACGCCATGCGCGCTCCACCTTCCAGCGCAGCTTGAACAGGTTGCCGCGAGCGCCTTGGTTGCGCCAGTTGTCCTCGTACTTATCGTTCCGCTCTATGAACAGGTCGTACGCTTCCAGCAGCACCTTCATGTGATCGTCAGCTGGCTGGCTGCTACCGCCCATGTATGTGATGGGTGGTCTGTTGGGCGGGTGCCCACGGCCGCTGCCGGTCATTGTGATTGGGTCGTCAGAACCCACGCGGCTGCACCTCCACGCGGATGCCGCCCGGCCCGTACAGCCACAGCCGCTTCAGCGGGCTGTCCGGGTTGTGCCGGATGAGCCACGGGCTGCGTGTGCACAGGGCCATGCGCGTGTCTGTCACCTTCAGGCACAGGTGCCCGTAGCCCATGGGCAATGGGTCCATGCCTCGGCCCACGATGTGGATGAGCAGATCGGAATCCATATCCTGCCACCAGCGCACCACGTACTGGTCGTCCAGTGCCTCATCCGGTTGCACCTCATACAGCCCCAGCATTTCCATGAAGTCTGTCAGGGCTTGGGTGTGCACCACGTCCTCGGGCACTTGGTAGTTCACGTGCGCGATCATTAGCGCACGCCACCGTACAGCGACAGGCCCGTGCCGCTGAGCCACGGGGCCACCGGCTCGTCCAGTAGCCAGCACACCACACGTGCGATGTCGCTGGGGTGCAAGTGGTCTTTCAGCCGCAGGTCCTTGCGCTGGTACTCCTCCGCCTCCCTGAGCCCGAAGCCGCGCTCTTCCATCATGGCTGCCACCACGCGGCCACCCATGGGCGTGCTGGGCACGTGGTACGGGTGCACTATGTGGAAGCTGTAGCCCAGCTGCGTCAGCTCCCAGGCCAGGCCCTGCACGGCGTGCGCCAGCCCCGCCTTGGCCGCGCAGTACGGCACGCAGCTGGTGGGGCTGTGATCGTACGCATACGACCCGATCAGCACGCACTTGCCACCTTCCTCGCCGCGGGCTTCCACCCACGCACGCACACACTGCAACGGTAGTGTGAGGTTGGCGTGCACCAACTCTGCGATGGTCAGGTCGTCAGTGCGATCGAACGGGGTGATACCCTCTCTGCCCAGCGTGACCACCAGCGCGTCGAAGTCGGCGAAGGCCACGTTCGGCACACTGTAGATGGTGTCGTCGCCAAGGTCTTCACTACAGTCGTGCCAGGCCACGTCCCAGCCGTCCATGTCCAGCCGGTTATAGATGGCCTCACCAATGTTGCCGGTGCCCAGCCTGGCGCCCAACACCATGGCCTGGCTAATACTTGCGTGACTCATGCTCTTCGCTCCATTGTGCTAGTAGATTGCTGATGTCGGCCCAGGCCACTGACAGATTTTCTGCCGTCATCCCGTTCCAGTCGGCCTCGTAGTTGTAGTCCGTGCGGAGTAGAATAGGTGCTCCACGCACCACACTCAACAGCACGCGTGGTTCGTCATCCAACACAGCCACCACGCGCCCAGGGTCCACACGTCGGTATAGCTCATGCACCTTATCTTCGTCAAACAGCAGCCCGTCGTACGGAATGCGGTTGCGCCGCAGCCACTCCACCGTGTCTGGGTCCACGCGGTCGTACCTGTCGTGCGGGCGGGTGGTCGTCACCCACACCTCACACAGCTTGGCCAGCCCTTCCATCATGTCCACTGCCCCCGGACGCGGTGGCATGCTGCGCTTCAGCCCGCTCTGTCGGAACGCCAGCTTGATGGTGCGGAAGGTGGTAGTGTCCACACCATATGCCTGGCAGAACCAGACCCGGTACCGCCAGCGGCCGTCATAGTGGCCAGCTTCAATCTTCTGTGTTCTACCCAGCCAGTCCTCGGCGAACAGCTGGAAGTGCCGGTGCCAGTCACCTAGCGTGCCGTCCAGGTCTATGGCCACCACTGGGTGTACCACCTCACTACATTTCGTGCACAGCATTTTCAGCCTTCCTGTACGCGTGGTGCAATAGCACGCCAGGTGTCCACGTGCCCCAGCGCCCGATACGCACGATGCGCTGGTGGCACGTGCAGTCCGTCTGCATCACCTTCCTGCCCACCCGCGCACCCTCTACCTCATGCGGGTACTCAGTGACGGCTACATCGAACACCCTGCTGGCCCGGAACCACTGTTCACTGCGACGGCCGTTGTACACCATGTGCTGGTGCTGCACGATGCCGGGCGCATCATCCACGTACCACACGCGACGCTCAGGGAACTTGTGCCCGATGTTCTCACACAGCTTGTGGGCCGGTGCGCTGTTCAATACCAGCGTGTAGGCTGCCGCCAGATCCCTGGCCTCCTGCTGCCCCACTGCCAGCTGGTACACAGCGGCCCCGTACAGGCCCCACAGGGCCTCGTACACGGGACGCAGCGCCCAGGCCGGGTGGTTGCCCTGCGCCAGCCGCTGCCAGCTTGTGCGGGCCTGTGGGTCGCCGTACACCTTCTCCGCATACACACCACCCTCGCCCAGCTTGGTGAACTTGATCAGCCCGTCGGGCCTGCCGTTGCTGATGCCAGGTGTTGATGCGTGCAGGTACACGCCACCGGCCACAGGGCTGGGCTCTACCACGTTGCTGTACACCACCGGCTCGTGGCCTGCGCGTGCCACCGCGTGGGCGGCCAGCAGCCCGGCAGGGCCACAGCCGATAATGGCCACCTGTGTCACTGTTCCGGCTCCTCAAGCCGCAGGAACGCATATAGCTCGTTGCGCACTTGCCTGAGGTACGAGTTGTACCTGCGTGGTTCCACCAGCGCCTGGCCGCTGTTATAGTCTTCCAGCAGTACCTTGAAGCGCGGTGTGACTGTGTACACCCACTCGGCCTGGTCACCCCTGTCGCCAGGGTACTCCACCAGTTCCATGGTCAGGTGCCTGATCCCATGCGCGCGCAGGTACGTGGCCAGTGCCAGGTCGTCTGTCCGGTGGGCCTCCATGTTCGGTATTACGCTCATTCTCTCTTTCTGGGTTTGGGTGGGGTGCCCAGGCCCGCAGGCCCAGGCACCCCTGTCTGTACTAGAAAGGCTCTTCGCCGTCGTCGGCGCGCAGCCTGGCGATGAGCACCTTACGGGCGCCGTTGGTCTTCAGCTCCCGCTCCTTCAGTTCCTTCTTCAGGTCGGCGACTGTCATGTCGTCGTACCCGTCATCGTCGGCCTCGGCCTCGGCTTCGTCTTCCTCGTCTTCTTCCTCTTCCTCGTCTTCGTCCGGCTCCTCTTCGTCCTCTTCGTCCTCGGGCCAGGCTTCCACCACCGCCTTGCGGATGTCGTCGTCGCTCATGGACTTGAGCACCTTCACGTCCAGGCCCTCGGTCTTGATCAGGGCCTTCAGCTGGGCGCGCGTCATGCTGTCCAGGTCCAGGCCGTCGTCGCCCTCGTCCGGCTCGCCTTCCTCTTCCTCGGCCTCGTCCTGCTCGGGCATGGCCATGACCTTGCTGATCTTGGGCCGGTAGTCGCCGTCCTGGTCGCTGTCACTCTTCAGGCGCAGCTGTGCGGCCTTGCCCACCAGCTTCTCGGTGTCCAGCGTGCCCTTGGCGCCCAGGCCCAGCGCCAGCATGAACTCTTTGGTGCGGGCCTTGCTGACAGGGTGCGCGTCCGCGCCCAGCAGCGGGTAGTACCACACGGGCATGAAGCTGCCGTTCAGTGCCTTGCCCGCCGCGTCGTGCGTCAGGTCGAAGATCACTTCCAGCATCTGGTTGCCGCTGCTGCTGGGCTTGGGGCCGTCCACGGTGCGGACCTTGGCCCGGTACACACCCACGGGTGCGTGAGCCTGTGTGACATCCTCTACGTCACTGAAGTCGTACTTTACCTTCGGCATAGTGTAACTCTCCGGTTAGCTTGTGCGCCTGCGTAGGCGCCTGACATTGCTGGGCTTGCTGCTGGCGGCCGGGCTGCCCAGCGGTGCGCCACGGCCTGCCTCCATCAGCTGCACCAGCTTGGGCATGGTGGGGTCCACGACGCGGTGCGTCTTGGTGTCCATGTCAAACTGGTCCTTCGCGTAGTACCTGTCTGTTGCGTGTGTTCGTAGCACTCTCCTGTTCTTCTGCCCTCCGATGGTTGTAACTTCCATGAACAGCGTAGCGTTGGTGTAGCCACAGAACTTGCTGCTCATGTTCTTGCCTTGCACCCAGGGCATCAACTTGCGATCTTCCTCTGGGTCCTCGCTGGGTAGTAGCTGCGCGCAGTGCGCAGTCCAGCCGAAGTTGAATGTGTCCGGCCCCACCACATGCCGCATCCACACACCCAGCCGGTGCATGTTGATGCCGTACTCGCCTTTGTCGGGGCCGTACCTGGCACGGGCGGGCTTCTCATGCACCACCGTGTCCCAGATGTCATCAAGCAGATGGTCCTGCATCAGGGACACGCTGTCCAGCCACACCCAGCTGTACTGCTCACCATCTTGGCGCAGGTAGTCCAGCATGCTGTTCATGCCTTCCCAGTCGTACAGCACAGCCTCTTCCACCTTGCCCGCATCCTCGGGCAGCATGGCGTCGGTGTGGTCGGTGGGTGGCCGGATCAGCAGCGTCTTACCCAGGCGCGCGCTGGTGCCAGCCAGCCGCGTCTTACCCACGCCAGGGTCGCTGTACACGCACACGCGGGCATGCTTGCTGGGCGTCGTGGCAGGCTGTATGGCCGGGTGCTTAGCCACAGCCACTCGTCTCCCCACATTGCGTGCACGTCACACACGTGCCTGTCTGGATCATCAGCCCACCACACCTCTTGCAAACCTCGGTACGATTCATCACAGGCTCCTACGCGCACGGCTGGCGGCCAGGCTGGCCATGCACTCCTCTTCGATCTCGCTGAGGGCATAGGGGCCGCCGTTGCGTTGGGCGCTGCCGTACACCAGCGTACGCAGGGCCTGACGCTCGCGGTGGCGGCGCACGATGCCCACAGCCAGCCAGGTGAAGCTAGCCACCCACACCGCAGCAGCGGCCACGATCAGTATCCAGAGCATAGTTCTCCTAGTTGTTCGGGGCCGCGTCACGGCGCCTTTCGGTTACACACTCTTCGCAGTCACAGTGGGCGCTGAGCCAGAACAACTGGTACGCAGCGTTCGCTGCTGCATCGAACGCCACCTTGGCACCCTTGACGGCATCCAGCATGGCCTTGGCCAGTTCTGCGTGTTCAGGCGAGTCGCTGTTGCCCGCCAGGCTGGCAGCACACCGCACCAGTTCGCGGCTGTGCTGGTACACCTGCGTGGTCAGCGCCAGGTGCTGGGCAATGGGGTCACCCTCAGTCAGCATCTCCACCATGGCTCCAGGCCCCATGCCCAGCGCCATGCGCTTCAGGTCGTCTACAGTAATATCTTCATCGGTCATGGTCGTCACTCAGTTCGTGGTCAGCGTATGGGTTCCAGGTGATGGTGGTCTGGGCCAGGACCTCTTGCCAGTCCCCACCCGTCTCATGTAGCTCGCACGCCTCACGCACGGCGCAGCCCCGGCAGTTGGGGAACATCAGGTAGCCAGGGTTCTTGTACAGCGGCAGCTGCCCGGCACGGGCCAGCAGCAGTTCCTGTGCCTCCTGCACCACACGCTCGTGCATGTTGCGGCGGTCTGTCTCATCGCGGTACACAGGCACGCGTGAGAAGTACGGCGCAGGCTGGCGCTTGCTTACACTGCCGTCCTTGTTCAGCAAGTGGCCCTCAGCGTTGCGCCGTGCATCCGGGTCAGGCGCGCTCTTGCGCAGGAACGTGTACAGGATGTCGCTAAGCATCTCACCAGCAGCCAGCAGGCCCTGCCGGTGCAACCACTTGGGTCCGTATGTCCAGTACATGCCAGCCTGCTCATCCATGGGCAGCCCGTCCAGGCTGATGGCCGTGCACGTCTTGAACTCTTTGAACGACAGGCGCTTGGTCTTACGGTGGCGCCACACCCCGTCGAAGGTACCGACTGCCTTGAAGGTGAAGGGTGGGTACACCAATGCGCTCTTACCCTCCTCCAGCCATACACGGCGCTCGGGCACACGCACCGGCAGCTGGAACGTCTGCTCACTGCTGATCACCTCGTACTCCTCGTCCTCAGCTGCGTACCGTTCAACGTACCCGTGCAGCATGGCCTGGCCTAGATCCAGCGCGTTCACCCACTCTTCATCCACAAACACATCAAACCCACGGTCCTTCTGTTCAGCGGCCTGCTCGTAGTACAGCTTCTCAAACACATCCCACGGTCGTGGGCCGCGCTTGGTGCCGGGCACGTAGTACGCAGCCAGCCCAGCATGGACCAAGCTGCCGAAACGCAAGGCCCCGGCAGCCTGTGCCGCTTGCCGCGCATCACGGTAGGTCCAGGCCCACCTGTGGCGGCAAGTCTTCCACGCCTGCACTTCACTGTTCCGCACCAGAAGCACGCTCTTAGATCCTCCATTAGGTTGTACACACACCGGGCCAGCCCGCGCACACTACCACCCCGCAGTGGCAGCGTGCAGGCTGGCCCCCAAAGCCGCTGCACTGTGCGGCAAACCGCCTAGCAGCCCACCCAGGCGCCAGCGCCTTGAGCCTGCCACACCCTGGCCGCACACTGCTCCTGGCCAGCCGGACCGCGATCCAGCCCAGCGCAGAGCGCCGCCCACGTGCTGGGGATGACCTGATACTTGCCATACGCACCCGACGATTCGTTATACGCGGAGTAACTTCCGCCGGACTCGGGCCGCCATGTGCAGTCGGGCAAGGCCGCCTGATTGAAGTCACTCTGCACCCCAGCCGGTGGCTGCGGCGGTGGCACGGCTCGGCTGAACATGGTAGGCTCGGGCACGCGCAGCAGCTTGCGCAGCTGGGCGCGGCTGCGCCGGATCTCCCCACAGGTTGCGGTGAACACCACCTTGCGGTACAGCACGCCGTACCTGCGGATGTTGCGGCCGGGCGCACGCGTGCCATGCTTGTGCGCCACTTGGTGGTACGCGCGGCTGTACGACTCCTCCAGCGGCTTGGGACAGTCTGCCTTGTCGGCCTCGGCAGGTGTGGCCGGTATGACCACAGCTGCGGCGGCCAAGGGTGCTGCTAGCAGTGCCTTCACACTATCTCCTCCTTAGTGGATGAGTCCAAGTACTCGTTGACAGAACGTACAGTCTGGGCGTCCTTTCTCACCCGTTGGCTTGATGTCGTCCATGTTGTACGGGTCGTCTTTGAAGTATTGCCAGCAATGCGTCTTGCCGTTGGGCATCAAGCTGTGGGTTGCCTTGCCTGCGCCCAGCTTCGCAAGTATGTACTGCTTCATCAGATGCCCTCCAGGGCTTCGAGCGCACGTTCCAGCCGGGCAACCTCTTCCACGGCTGGGCGCAACTGGTCCATGCGCAGCTGTATGTCGTAGCTGATGGTGGCAGCGTTGACCACGCGCGGCTTGCGCGGCAGTGGCAAGTGCACACGCGCGGGCTGTTCCTCCAGCTTGCCCAGCACGTACCTGGCAGGGTCGCCCGGCACGTAGTCATCTTCTTTCACCATTCGCACAGGTGTCACCGACGCCACCCCACCTGCACCGCCTTGGTGACGCCGTAGCAGGCCGCGCCGAAGGCCGCGCCCGTACCGGCAGCGCAGCCCACGCACACGGCGGCTGGCGCGCTCACAGCGCCCAGCCCTGCACCCAGGGCCACGTACAACACGGCCTCGGGGTCAACGCGCACCGGCACGGCACGTACCAGCTTCCAGGCGTTCATGATGCCTCCTTCTGTTGTAGCTTCTCAGCCAGCCGGGCTTCCTTGTCATCCGCCTTGGCACGATACGACTTGGCTTCCTCCCTGTCCCGGCCGCGTGTGTTGCGCAGTTGCTCGATGCGCTCTAGCTCACGCAGGTCTTCCTCGTCCTCTGCGATTACCTCGGGCATGTGCCTGTCCAGGTATTCCCATAGCGCCTCGCGCATGATGCCTGCGCGGCTGCTGCCGTAACGGCGGCGCACAATGGTGTCCACGTCCATCCACCACGCAGGTGGCACACGCAGGCCGATGCGCTTCCACTTGTGTTCTTCGGGCACCGGCAGGCCCGCCAGCGCGCGGCGGAACGCTGTGCCCCAGTCCTCGCCGGGGATGTGGTCTTTGGTGCTGGTGATGGCCGCCTGCCGGGACTGTTCCCAGCGGCGCACCCTTACACGTGGCTCGTCTGTCATGGTTGTCTCCTTGTGTTGTAGGGGTGGCCCCGGCCGTAGCCGGGGCCGGTTGTAGGTTAGGCAACCACCTCGGCGGGTGCCTCCTCGGTCTCTTCGGCGCCCTCCCTGCCGAACTTGCGCAGTTGCGCAGCCAGGCGGATCAGCTCCAGTGCCAGCTGGTCGGCCTGGTCGGCGCACAGGAACAGCGGTTCGTACCTGCCCTTCAGCAGCTGGCGGGTGCGCACATACATGGCCACCGACACTAGTGCGCCGTTTTGTGTCCTCAGGCCCGGTTCGATGGTGTCACCATGCTTGATACCGATAATGCTCACTGCGTACTCCCTTCTGGTTGGTTGTAAAGGTGGCCCGGCCACCACCCGCGATGGTAGCCGGGCCGGGTACTGCCCTACTGCCGTTCGACCAGGCGGCCCAACACCTTGGCCTTAGCCTCCTCGGCGCTAGCCTCGGCACCGTCCCAGTCCGGCTGGCCGCCGCGCAGGTCGCCAGCGGCTTCCGGCATGTCCACCTCGTGGCCTGCGTACACCACGTGGTACAGCGATGTGACTTGGCCGTAGTCGCCTTCGCCACTGATGCTGGCCAGCAACGGCTGGCCCTCCAGGTGGTCCAGCAGCCAGTTCTCCAGCACGTGTGTGGTTGGCCGTACTTCGCCAGCCACGTGTGACACCTGCACGTGCAGCGTTACGGTCGCGCGTTGCGCTTCCATACTTACACCTCCTGTGGGGTTGTAAAAGAACGCGGTGCCGCACCCTACAGGGTTGCGGCGGTGGTAGCGGCCCCGGCCATGCCAGGCACGTTGGGGTGGCGGCGCAGCCGGGGCCTACCGGCAACCTAGCACAGCTGGGCGGCCCCGTGCAGGCCCCGTGCGGGCCGCCTGCGGGCCTGCGCGCGTGTGGGGCAGCCCAGCCTACCCGTGCGCCGCGCAGGGGCTTAGGCGGGCCGCACGGGCGCCGGGCGGGCATGGCCCTACTAGCCGCCATGGCGTAACGAACGCCGCTGCCGGTAGGCCGCCTGCCTGCACGGGCTGCTGCAATACTCGCCGCTGCGGCGCACGGGTATGAACCACCGGCGGCAGCCCTCGTACGCGCAGCGCAGGCGCATGTGCGCGGGCACCAGCGTCTCCACGTCGCGCTGTAGGTCCAGGTGGTGCAGCAGGTGGTCCTGGAGCCAGGCGATGTCGGTGCGCACACCTTCAAGCCAGTCCACCACCTCCTCCACGTCAGGCAGGGTGTTGCCCTCCTCGCGTGCGTACGCGCGGGCCAGCTTGCGGAAGGCAGTGGCCAGGATGGCGTTCTCTGCCTCTTCCATGGCACCCTTGGCCAACGACCACACGCTGTAGGGGTGTGGTGCGTGGTAGATGACCTTCCGCTCCACCTCTTCCAGATCCTCGGGCGGCTTCTTGCGGTTGCGCCTGTGCGCAGGCTCACCCATCATCTTGCGGTACTGGGTCTCTTCTTGTTCTGGCTTCTTCTGGGTCATAGGTGTTTCTCCTCGTTACGCTAACGTCGCTATTACCGCCCGGCCAGGGCCTTGCCCAGGCCGAGGATGTTGGCGTTATTGATGGCCTTGCCAGCGGCCACCTCTTGCACGTACTCTTGGATCGTGCCAGCCGTGCGGTAGTACAGGCACACGAGGCTGGTGGTGCGGTTGCGCATGCCCCGGTCTTCCAGCTGCTCCTGGTCGTCGGGGTTCCACGTCTCGTCCAGGATGTGGATGCTGCCTGTCATGCCCAGGTTCAGGCCCACGCCACCCGTCTGTGTGGTCATGACCAGCACACGCGCGTCCTCGCTGGGCGCCTTGTACCAATCCAGCACAGCCGTGCGCTTGGCGCCGGTAACGGTGCCGTCCAGCCTGCGCGCGTTGATGCCTTGGTCCGCCAGCCAGTCACACACCATCTCCACCATGCGCTGGCTCTCGCTGGCCACCATGGCACGGGCGCCAGGCTGGGCACTGTCGCCTACGCCACAGCCATGCGTGTCCAGGCGGTCCAGCAGTACCGGCAGCTTGCCGGACTCCTCAGTGGGGAACAGCTTGCCGTCCTTCTCCACCGTGCACAGTGCGTTCGCCAGCTGCTTCAGCCGGGCGAACTCTGCCAGCACGCCAGTGGCGCTGATCTTGCCACCCTCCAGGTCCACCATGGCCTGCTTCTCGAACTGCCGGTACACCTTGGCCTGCGTGGGCGTCATGGGCGCCTGCACGTCCAGCACCACCTTGGGCGGCAGGCCCGGCAGCACGTCGGCACGGTCGCGGCGCACCATGTGCTGCGCGTGCGCGTCGTGGAAGGCCGCGTCACGGCCGGGCAGCAGCCCGCCGATCTTCTTGCCGTAGCCGTTGTCGCTGACCACCAGCCACTGCTCGGCCCAGCGCCACTTGCTGGTGTACAGCTGCGGCTCGATGAAGTGCAGCACACCCCACAGGCGCACAGGCTTGCCACCCATGGGCGTGCCGCTCAGCGCGTACCGACGGCCAGCGTTCCGGCCCAGCGCGTCCACTGCGCGGGCGAACAGGGTGTTGCGGTTCTCACCCAGGCCATACTTGTGGAACTCGTCAAGTGTCAGGCTGGCCCACTGCACCTGGAACAGCGGTGCCACATCGTCCTTGGCCACGTACGCGTTGCCCTTGTGGTCGCGGCTGAGCACCGGGCGCGTGTCGTTCTCTTCCGCGCGCTGCGTGCGGATCATGTCAGGGTTGACGATCAGCCAGGTGGGGTGCCCGGCCTTGATGTCAGCCAGCGCAGCGTGCATGGCCTTGCGCCTGGCGGCCGGTGTCTCACCCCAGTGCACGCGCGTGCCCTTGGGCGCATGGGCTGCCAGTTCGTCAGCCCATGGATCCTTGTGCAGCGTGATGGGTGCGATGACAAGGTGGGCGCCGCCAGCCACGCCAGCTTCCTGCGTGGCGTAGATGACTTCCACGGTCTTGCCGGTGCCCGGCTGGTTGGTGTTCAGCACGTTGGTGCGGGCCATCATGGCCACGTCGGCGCGCTGGTACGGGCGCAGCCACGCAGCGGCCTCGTCAGCCACGCGCGCCAGCTGTGCGTCATCCGCACCGGCCACCTGCGCCAGCGACCGCGCAGCCCGCACCTGCTCGCGGCCCCATGCCTTCAGGCCGTCGCCCAGCTGGAGCGCGCCACCAAACACCTCGCGCAGGCGCTTGGCCGTGGTCAGGTCCGCTGGCACTGTCCAGTGCTTAGGCGCCGCGTCACCAGCGAAGCGGCGGCCGGGGATCTCCTTCACCGCGGCCACCGCGCTGGGGTCGTACTTGAAGTACACGCAGATGCGCGTGCCCTGCTCGTTCAGTTCGGCGAAGATCTTCATGCTGGCTGGTGCCTCCTTGGGGTCGTAGTGGGCGCTGCGCGCTTCATCCTAGCAGCTGGGCGGGCAGGCGCCAAGCCCCACCCGCCCACACGCGCTAGGCGGCTCCCTTTCTCTTCTTGGGCTGCTCCTGCTCTTCCACGGACCAGTCAATGGTGCTGTATGTGCTGTCGTTCTCGGTGTACCACGTGCCCTCGTCGGCGTTCTCTAGGGCTTCCTGCACCTGCGCCTGTAGGTCGTCGCGGCTGGCGAACTTGCCCTCGTCCCGTTCCAACACCACGGTTATGAGAAAGCTGAACATGCTAGCCATGCTGCTACCTCCTGTTGGTTGTAGGTCTACGCTTGGCGCCGCGCAGCCGCGGCGGGATCTTGGCGGTGCGCCAGCAGTATGTGCAGGGTCTCGTCGCATAGCCTCCGTGCGGCCACGCTGCCGTGACTTGCGCCTCGCCCTGGCAGCTGGGGCAGCACACGGTCAGGCCGGGCTTAGGCGGGCTAATACCGACCACCCACGTGGGCAGGCTGCCACCCTCCACGGGCGGCAGCTGCCCTGTGCGGCGCTTGGTCATGACGGCAGGCCCTTGGTCTGGTTGCCCACGCGCTTGCCAGGGTGGCCCTGGATGTCGGCCTTGCGCCCGGCCACCCGGCCGCTGCCGTAGGCCTCGCCGCTGAACGCCACCTCGCGGGTGGGCAGCGCCCGGCCCTTGCCCTTGCGCGGCTCCGGCGTGGGCCACATATCCTCGTACAGGTTCTCCACCACCTGGCGGATGTCACGCACGGCCAGCGCCATGCTGCCGGTGCTGCCGCCCGTGGGTGCCTCCTGCTCCGCCCGCATGGCGCGGAAGCGGGTGCGCACCTCTGTCACGTAGCCCGCGCCGAAGCTGCGGTGCCACACACGCGGGTGCACGTGGGTGGGCACCGGCTGGCCCGTGCGCTCGGCCTCCTCATTGATGGCACGGCGCACGCGGCCGACCAGGCTCTTCTGGATGGGGCTGGGCAGTTCGCGCCACGTGGTCTCCGGCGTCACGTACGGCACCTTCGCCTGCTGGGCCTTGGTGAGCGGCAGCATGCCCGCACGCCACAGCAGCGGGGCCATGCTGTCGCGGCCCTCACGCATGCCCATGCCTGCCAGGCGCATGCGCAGCGCGTTGGCGCCCAACGTCGCACGCGTGTCCACCTGCGGTGCCATCTCACGCTGCATCTGCAGCATCAGGTGGGTGAACAGCATGTCCATGTAGTCCAGGTCGCTGGGCAGGCCGATGACAGGCATCGTCTGGTAGCTGCCGCCGCTGCCGTAGCCGCGCGTGGCCACCACACAGCGGCAGTGCCGGGCCACGTCGTACATCAGGTCCCACAGGTGGTCGCGCAGGCTGTGCCCGTTGTACCACCAGCTGAAGTCCACGTGGCGCACCTCCGGCTCCGGCCGGGCGGTGTTCTGCGCCGCGTCCACCTGCCACTGCTCGATGGCGTACGCGGTCATCAGCTCATCGGCCTTGGCGCGGAAGCTGTTGGCCTCCTCGGGGAAGTTGGTGCCGTCGGCCTTGGCCAGCAGCGCGCGCACGCGCTCCAGCATCTTGGCCTTGCGGGTGGTGGTGTCGGTGGTCATAGCGGTTCTCCTAGTGGTAGTGGGGCCGCCCGTGTGGCGGCCCCGTGTGGGTGGCGTAGCTTACAGCCCCAGCTGCGCGCGGCACACCGGGCCAATGCCCAGTTCGCGGCTGGTCTCGTCGGTCAGGGTGCGGCCACAGTGCCCGCACTTGCCGATCTCCTGGCCGTAGCGCAGCATGGCAGCCGTGGGGTCCACGGCGATCTTGGCCAGCACAGCCTTGGCGGCGCCGCCGCGCACCGGGTGCAGTTCGTCGCTGGCCTGCACCTTGACGAACGTGTAGCCCGCCCACTTGCCATCGGTCGGGCGGTCCACGCGGTAGAAGGCCAGGTGCCCAGCCTCGGTGTCCACCGCGTACCGGCCAGCGGGCACGTCCACACGCGGCTGCTGGGTGCGCGGGGCCATGGCCTCGGCGGCAGCGGCCAGGAACGCGGGGTCGTGCGGCTCGTCCTGCTGCTGCGCCTTGCGGGGCAGGTCCTTCATGGCCGTGATCATCTTGCTGGCCTCAGGCTTGGTGGGGCCGATGTCCAGCAGGTGCTCGGCGCGCTCACGCCAGCTGGCGGGCATCTCGCGGGTGGCGACCAGGTCGCGCACCCATGCGATCTGCTTCTCGCTGGCTGCGTTGTCGGCGGTGAACTGGGCGGGGATGGGGCTGCGGTTGTACATGGTGCCTCCGGGCGGTTGTAGGTTGCTGCTGCGCTCATCATAGCGCGGGCCTCGCGCGCGGGCAAGGGCGGATCTCTGGGCTACGTACAGGCCCGTACAGGCCCGCTGGCGCCCAGGGGTACCAGCACCCAGCCCCAGCGCGCGCTGGCCCGTAGCGGGGCCGCAAGGGTCCCCCAGAGACGCGTAAGGCCCCGCAGCTGGGCGGGGCCTGTACATGGTGGTCACAGCAGCACCAGTTCGCTGGCGCGCACGGTGCGCATCTTGCCGCGGCGGCCTTCCGTGAACTGCACCAGCGTGTGCGGCCTGTCGCCGCCTGCGGTCATGGGGCCTGCGGGCAGCCACCTCACCAGCCGCGTCACGTGGTACACGCTCTCCTCCAGGCCACCGCCAGCAGCCTTGCGGATGTGGCGCACCTTGCGCCCGTCCACCAGCTGCTGGCGGTCAGCCAGGGTTAGGTCGGCCGCTAGGAAGGGTCCGCCGCGGCGGCCTTGGGCTTGCGGCTGCGCTTGCGCGCGGCAGGCTTGGCCTTGGCCGCCGCACGGCGCTTGCGGCGCAGCCGGGCACGGCGCTCCGCCGTGGTCTCCTCGGCGGCCTCGGCCTCGTCCTCCTCCTCGTCCTCCTCCGGCTCCACCTCGGCCTCGGCGGCCTTGGCCTTGGTGCGCGTGCGCTTGGCCGCGGCGGGCTTGTCGTCACCGTTGCCGAACTTGGCACGCCACTCGGTGGGCGTCAGGCCGTCGGGGTTGTCCTGGCCCTTGCTGCCGAAGCCGTGTTCGCGCAGCGCGGCGCGCACCTTGCTGCCGTCGCTGTGGCCGAACTCGGTGCGGATGTCCTTCATGGTGTCGCCGTTGCGCAGCCGCTTGGCGATCTCCTTGGCCTGCGTCTTGGTCAGGCTGAACGCGGTGCGCCCGTTGCTGGCGGGCTTGGTCGCCGCGGGCTTGGTCGCCGCGGGCTTGCTGGCGGTGCTACGGGGCTTGCGGGCCATGGTGGCCTCCTCGGTGTGGTTGGTGGTGTTCTCCGCCTTGGCGGCGGGCTTGGTGTTGGTACGGCGGGGCTGGGCACCCATCTCGCGGCCCACGCGGTCCAGCAGGGCCTGGCCCATCTCCAGCTGGGTCATGTCAGCGCCCAGCTGGCGGGCCACACGCGCAGGCTCGGCCATGCTGCCGCCGTTGCCCACATCGGCCATCCAGCTGCCGTGACGGTTGTGCAGGGTGGCCGTGCGGTCACCGTTGCTGACATCCACCAGCCAGGTGGTCCCATCCTGCCGTGCGTTGTGGAACCGCACGCCAGCCAGCGCGAAGTCGTGCGGGCTGGTGGCAGGCACGGCCGTGGCCTTGGTGCGCGGCTTGCCACGGCGCGCGGGCTTGCTGCGCTTGCGGGCAGCTGCCTCGTTGCGCTCACGGCCGGTGCGCGTGTCCAGTTCGGCCTTGGTGGCCTTGCGGGTGGTGATGGGCTTGCGGGTGCGGCGGGGCTTGGTGCTGGGCATGTGGTAGCTCCTGATTGGGTCGTAGGGGTCTCGCTGCGCTCAACCTAGCACGCACGCGAGCCGGGCACAAGGCCCGGCTCGGCACGGCTGGTATGGGCTGCACGCGGGCTAGGCGGCGGCCTTGGTACGCGGGGTGCGCTTGCGCGGCGCCTTGGCGGGCTTGGCCTCGGCCGCGGCCAGCTTGCGCAGCAGCTTGGCCAGGTAGTTGGGGCTGGCGATACCGGCCGCCGCGGCCACCTCCTTGCGCGTCAGGCCCTTGGCCTTGGCCGCCTTGGCCTTGCGGATCTGCTCCGGCGTGTAGCGCGGGCCGCCACCGCCCGGCCGCGTGGTGCCCTTGTCGCTGCGCGGCCACAGCTGGGCGAACTCCGCCTTGCCAGCCGCCAGCGCGTCGCTGTCGTTCTCCACATCGTGGTTGGTCTGCCAGGTCAGCACGCGGTCCTCGTTCACGTGGGTGCTGGCCACCAGCCCGCGGCGCTCCAGCTGGCGCAGCAGGGTGTTGACGCGCTTGGCGTCCATGCCCACCTGGTCGGTGATGTCGCTGGCGTGCACGGCCCAGTTCTCGAGAACGGCCACGTAGACCTTGCGGGCCTGGCTGCGGATGGTGATGGTCTTGCCGTTGGTGCTGGCCATGGTGGCCTCCTTGCGGGTAGTAGGGGTGCTGCTGCGCTGAACTGTAGCGGAGGTCCTGGGGCAGAACAACCCCGGATCTCCAGATCCGCCTACCGGCAGCCGTGGGGACCAGCAAGGAGGCATCCTGGAACGCGCTGAGGTGCGTCAGCACGTACGCAGCCACCAGCAGCAGCACCACCAGCAGGCAGGCCACGCAGATGAAGAAGACGAACCAGTCGTCGCTATGCACTACAGCCCGTGCCGCACGAGCCACCCGTGGCACACGCGGTAGCGCAGCACCGGGTACATGATGCTGCGCGGGTTCTTGCTGTGGCCCCTACCGGCCAGGTGGCCGTACTCGTGCACCAGCACACACTGCGCTTTCTCACGCGGCCATGCGCTGGCCGGGCGCTTGTCTACGACGATGGTGCCCGGCTCCTTGGCTACGGCCAGGCTCCCCGGCTCCAGGTTCCGGTATTTCACGTGCACATCGTCGACGGGCACCGGCCCGAAGGCCAAGGCCGCGGCAGTGATGGCCGGGCCGATCCAACTCTGCGGGAAGACGAAGAACGCCACTAGCCCGGCCTGTTCTCACTCTGGCGCTGGTACGTGCTGAACTTGGCCGTCTGCTGTGCGTACGTGTCGCCAGTGTCTGTCTGGGCTTGGTAGTCCCACCCCACCACCTGGCGGAAGGCCAGCACCAGCCCGCCAGGCTTGAACATCAGCAGTGCGTTCAGCGTGGCAGTGGGGTTCGGTGTCTCGCTGGTGAGCGTCACGACTTCCAGCCGGTACGCACTGCCGTCCCGTTCACGGAAGAACACTGTGGGCGCATCACCTGTCAGGGTGGGCAGCATGGCGCTGTACATGCTGCGCGTGGTGCCTGCCGCCTGGCCAGCCACTGCCTTGATCGCTGCCCGTGCGCTCTCTTCGTCGGCGTCGGCAGACACGACGGCACCCACTGCTTGCGCCAGCCAGGGCAGTGCCCAGGCCGGGCAGCTGTCCACATCGAACAGCGGACCCCACGGCGGCATGGGGTCCTCGGGATCTGTCAGCTCCGCCACCTGTAGAAACGGCTGCGCCAGCGCCTCACACAGGATGGCGTGCGCCCAGCCGTACTGATCGTCGTCAGGCTGTAGCGGCTGGGTGCGCTCGCGCAGGCGGGCACCCCACGGGCTGTGAATGGGCTCAGGCAACTGTAATCACGGGCGCAGCCCCGACCTTGGGCATGGGCACGGCGCCACCCAGCTGGATGTCCGCTGCCGCCCACGTGCTGTCTGTGCTCTTCTTCATCTCCACGCTCACCACATAGTGGATGACGGTTGCCCGGTTGATCCACTCCACTGCCTCGTAGATGCGCACCTTGTCATCCACCGCCCACTCCGCGGCGGTTGCGGTGCCCGGCACCACACCCCAGGTGCTGGCGCTGAGCCATTGCGTGATCTGGTCGGCGGCCTGCGCCTGCGCATCCGCTGGATCCACACCGGGATAGGGGTGCACCGTGGCCCGCACATCAATGCCTGTGTACGTACCGTTCTGTCCGGGCGGGATCACATACACCAGAAAGTTCACCTCGCGGTTGGCATCCAGATCGGCCCACACATCTTGCATGAGCACCGGGTCTGGTGCTGCACCATCCGGACCAGTTACCACCACTGTCACACAGCGCTCCACGTTGGTCTGGGCCGTGGCGCCACGCGGGCTGCCGTAGCCGCCTTCTGTGGTGGCAGGCTGGTACAGGTCCAGGGCCACCGCCCGCTCGACGCCAGGGTTCAGCTGCGCGCGCCTGGCGAAGTCGATGGGCAGGATCGGCCGGGCTGTAAGGATGGTCAGGTATGTGCTGAAACGGGCTAGGTAATCAGTCGGGTCTTCCGCATCCGCACCGCCCAGTGTGGTGTTGACAACGATGGCCTGAACCCCATCGTGCTCTTCCTGGAACTCGGCAGGCCCATAGCAACCGTTCTGGGCGCTGCCGTACTCACTGGCGATGACCAGGCAGGTTAGTGCACCGCCACCCTCCGGTGCCACTAGATCTCTGTCTGTCTCGAACAGGAACGGGGTGCCGCTGGGGTGCGGTACCGACACCTCACTGCCTTGGTAGATGGTCATTGCTGGCGTGTTCTGCGAGAAGGTGACGGTAGCGTTGCCCCGGCTGGGTGCCCCGTCCAGCATGGGGAAGCCATAGATGCTGGTGCCCAGGTACGCCATAGCCTCGTCAGGCACGCTGGCCGCCTGCGCCACCACCTCGCTGGCCATCTGTGCATTGGCCTCCATCATGATGGTCTCGGGGTTGGCGGGCTGCCCCACCCACCCAGGGATGGCCGTCTCCATGTACTCCAGGCTGTACAGCGTCAGCTGGTCCGCATCTATCAGCAGGCCCAGGTCTGTGTACTCAGTACCGATGTCAGACTGATCACTCACCACTTACCTCCTCACTGGTGGGCACGCTGACATCCAGCCGTATGGACACGCGGCCGTCAGGTGTGATCTCTTGGTAGATGGCGACGGCAGCACGCTCCTCGTAGTCGGCCAGGGCCTGCGCTATGTCGCCAGTGTCTATGGGCATGGTTTGAAAGGTGGGGTCTGTAATACCAAAGTCCGGATCCTCTATGCGATAGCCCCGCTCGAAGGCGCACACGTTGCGTACACACTGTGCCACCTCTTCTTCGGAGTCCTGTTCCACCAGTACCCACTGTGCACCCTTGAAGCGCAGGGGCATGGCCAGGTGCGGGATATCAGCCATCAGCCCATCCTGATGATGTAGTTGACGACCACGAACGGCGGAAGGTTCTCATGCGCTGCACTGGAACCGTTGTTCTGAACAGAGACGTTAGTCGCAGCACCAAGAACGCCGATCGCAGACCAGAAGCCAGCGTCACCACCAACTTGAATCATATTGCCACCAACGCCAACCCCACCCGCAGAGCCGACCAGATAGTTGCCGCCATGGCCGACCAGCGTGGCGCCGCCTGCGGACTCGCCGTTCATCGCGTGAGCATGCCCAGGATCGTTGATGCCGTGTGCATGTGCTGGCATCTGCGCCGTCGATAGCGCCACCGTTTCTGCGCCACCCGTCTGCCCCAGCGTATGCCCACTGCCTACACCCAGGGGCACGCGCCCACCCAGGTTGGGCAGCGTCACCTTGCCACCGGACTGCCCTAGCAGCGTCGCCAGCTGCGGATAGGTGGCGGCGTCCACCTGTGCGCCGTTGCACATTGCCCAGCCAGCCGGTGCTGTGGAAGTGGGCCACATCATCATGGCACCCACAGGCACCATGCCCATGGTGTCCAGCTTCTCTGCCAGGGCCTTGGTGTCCCGTGGCGAATCTACGTTGTCGTCCGGAGTGGGATACGGCAGGGCTAGCCTGCTCGTGACTCCGCTAGGTCCCGCCATAGTTTCTCCTCTTCATCGAATCACCCGCATCTGTCCAGTGGACTCGCACTTATTGCAGAACGGTGGCATCCCTTCAGGCTGCGAGTTGCCGCTGCCACCACACTTATCGCACAGCGTCGTGGCCTCGAGCGCAGCCAGCGCCGCGTCCTGCTCAGCTGCGGTGATCGCCTTGGCGTCGCGCAGTGCCTTGATCGCTCTAACCTCACCAGGATTAGCTGGTCGTGGCATCTAAGCGTAAACCCCCTCGCCGACTGTCCAGCCGACCATGCCGATGTGATCGGACGATGCGTAGTACTGACCGCCACCACCACTGCTAAGCATTTGCACGTAATAGTTGATCCCAGCAGATACCTGGAAGTCTGTTTCTAGATTCACCTGGTGCCACGATGAACCGTGCGCCTCACTGGACGTGTAGGCGATGGCCTGGGAACGGTTTGTCTGATCAACAATTCCAGACCCACCCTCCTGCACCAGTTGCAGCCGTAGGACATTAGCCTCCCAGCCCTCAATGATCGTACGCGCAATGCACCAGCAGCGAGCGTGGAGGAAGAACGTGCCTGTTGTGGAAACGAATGGACCCACCTGCATCGCCACTGACAGCGCCGGGGTGGCGTAGAAGAAGTTATCAATGACCGGCCAGTTGACCACGCCGGAGCCAGAGCCAACTACACGCTGCACCTGACCAGTTGGCAGCGGAGCCGCGGAGGACCTAGCGCCGAGATTGACAACCGCCGCCATCACGGCACGCCCTCGCCGTGGATGACACCGATCATGCGCGAGTACTGAGAGCCGCCGTAAGTCTGCTGGATGCCGCCGGAGGAATAGCCAGCAGCAAGCCAGGCAGTGTAAGCCGTGTTCGCAGCAAGCTGGAAGACCGCGAGCCCGTTGTAAGACAACCAGCCAACAGTGCCCGCGTCGTAAACATCACTGACAACCTGCACATGGTTCAGCCCAGCAACATCGGCGGGGCTGATGTAGATCGAGTAGTCCCAGCGCTGCCAGCCGCCGTTGACGCCAGCGACAATCTGGTTAGACCGGATCACCCAGAAGCACGCATACCGCGTCGTGTATGTGATCCCCATGTTCGGCAGGCCCGTCCCCGCGTCCCCCGCCTGCCAGTTGTTCGCGCCCTCGTAGACGCCGATGGCGATCTGACAGCGCTGGTTTGGTACCGGCTGTGAGGATGGCAGCACGCCGAGCGGGGTTGGCATCAGAGCGCGCCCTCCCCAATCAGCTCACCCTCGATATAGTGGTAAACCGGGTGACAATGGTACGTCTGGTTGTAGCCCGACGAGTAACCCCACACAAGTGAGCAGTAGTAAGTGGTATTGGCCTCCAGCGTCCACAAGCCGTCTAAGGACACCGACTGCCAACTAACAGCCGAGTGCATTGAATGCTGTGTCCGGAACGTGTTGTAGTAGTTGAGGTCGGCGGGCTGAAGGAACAGCCACACCTCGAAACTCATCCACACCGCTTCCACCTGCGCCCACAGCGTCTGGCCATGCACAAGCCACCAGCAGCGCCGTGTCGGCGTGACTGAGATGGTCATGTTGCCACCAGCACCATCCTGTAGCACTGTGCCGAACGTGACAGTGTTATTCCACGTGATTGTGGTATTGGCAACACCGCGCTTGTTCTGTACCATGCCAGTTGGTGCAGGTTGGTTGGATGGCAGCTGGCCAAGCGTCTGCGTCACGGCGCAATCATCCCCGCGGCCTTCATGTCATCAATCAATGTGCCGAGTACCGTTGCCACTTCATTCAAGGTGGTGGCAGTGGTGTTGAACGCACGGTCCTTGGTGTAACCAGCAGTGACCGAATACGTGGTAGGGATCTGTGCACCACCGCCACCAGAGCCTGTGGCGTCCACCCAGACCGTACCACTCCACCACTGCAACTTCGACGTGGCTGTGTTGAAGAACAGCTGGCCCTGCACTGGTGAAGCAGGCGCCGTGGCCGCACGCGGTGGTTTCAGGGTTCCAGGAAACTCAGGCATCAGCCCACGACCGTTATGACCTTGGAGTTGGCTGTGACAGACGCACCCCACGTGACCGTGACGTTGCCGCCGCTGTCCACGACGATATCGGGCAACTCGACGGCGCCAGAGGTCGCGTCCTGAATCTGCACGAGCAGCGCGCGCCGGGCAGCGAGGCCGTGCACGCTCTTGGGCACCGACCACGTCGTACCAGCACCAGGCGGCCCCGCCGACCAGTACCACAGCGCCGCACCCAGCGCGGTTGCTGCCGCTGCTGGCGTCGTCGCCCCGGTGCCACCGTTGGCGATCGGCAGCGTACCCGTTACGTCCGCTGTGCCGACGTTGATCGCGCCGTCCGCGATCATCGCGTTCGTGATGCCGTTGTTCGCGACCTGGATCGTGTCAGCGTTGACGGTAATGCCTGCTCCCTGCCCCACGTCAAGCGTGTTGCCAGTCTTCGTCAGGCCCGCGCCGCTCGTGATCTGTCCCGCACCGCTGAACTGCGACCACGGAACATTCGTGGTGCCCAGCGTGCCACCTTGGTCGGCCTGACAGACCCAACCGGAGTCCATGTTTGCAGTGCCCTGCTCCACGAACACAAAGGCACTGACCAGTTCGTTCCAGGTGTCGGCGTCCGTGGCCCGCGTCCACGCGCCCGACTGAACAGTGTAGATCCCGTTCTGGCTCGCCGTCGTCTGGTCCTTGACCAGCACGCGGGTGCCGACGATGCTAGGCGTCTGGTTGTCGATCACCAAGGCGGTGCCGGACAGCGAGATGTTGGCGGTCGTGGCACAGTACACGGATGCCTTGACATCAAGGCCCTCCGCGACGCCATCCACGTAGCGCTTGTTCGCGGCGTCCTGCGCGTTCGTCGGGTCGGCGACGCTGAGCAGCTTATTGCCACTCATGCTGATGTTACCGCCGACGCCGTTGATCGACGCGAGTTGATCAATGCGCACGTTGCCCGGCATCGCCTTCTGGCTGAACGTCAGGTCGTAGCCGAGCGTGCGCAGCGACGGCGTGCCCTGCGCACCATCTTTGTTCGCCGCGTTCACATCAGCGTCTGTGATGACGCCAGCGGCGATCTGTGGGCTGGTGGCGGTGCCTGCCAGGTCCCCTGCCAGCTGTATGGTGCCCAGGGCGCCTGTGGTGGCTGGTGGGGTGGCTGAGGCCCCGCCACGCGCACTAACCCAGGCGCTGCCGTCCCACCAGTAGAGCGTGTTATCAGCACTGTTGTAGAACAGCTGGCCCGTGACCGGCGTCGCTGGCGCCGTACCCAGGACGTGGGCGCGGAGATTGCGTGCCTCGTACTTAGCGAAGTCCAGTGCGTTGCCGAGCGTCGGCATCAGTTCACATATGCCTTTCCAGAAGTCGCTGAGCCGAATGTCAGCTGCACAGTATTCACGTCGATGTAGCTGACGTTCGGTAACACCACCGAGTCGCCGGTGTCAACTACACTCACAGCCGGGAACTTGCCTAGCCCGTGCACCACATTCCAGATCGTGTTCGGTGCAGACTGAATATGCACGTAGTTACTGTCACCTCCTGTGGCTGTTGCCTTACCGTCCCCTGGCCACACGACGTACATAGTGCCCTGCTGGCCCACAGCCACACACACACGGTCACCGGGCAGGGCAATGCTGTCGTTGTTCAGTGGCCCGAACAGCTGGGCCTGGCCGTCCACACGCAGCCACCAACCACCACTCTGTTGCACCAGAATGCCGTCCAGCACATGCTGGTCCTCGGCGCCTGTCACAGCGTATGGCGTAGGCATCAGCCCTGACCCCAGTGCCGTGCCTGGAAGCCACTGGTACTGCGATGGCCCTTGACGTACCGTGGCCCACTCACGCCAGGGTG